CTCATGCGTTCTCCTTGGTGACGCCAAGCGCCCGCGCTACAGCCTGCGCACGCTGGTCCGCTTCGTCGATGCAGTGGCGCGTGCCTCGGGCGAGGCTTCGCATCCGTCCGCGAAGCGCGTCGTGATGTTCGGCGGGCGCACCGTAGGCGACAGGTTCGTCGCCCTTGGTGCTGATGTTATTGCTCCACCAGAACTCGACGAGGAATAGACACATCCCCTTCCCGTTCCAACCAGCGCGTTCCACGCACCCGCGATCCTTCAGTTGCTTGATTGCCCATCCCATGTCGTTCATGTTCGTTCTCCTCTGTGACTCTGATAATCAGCTTAACGTGGGACGACTAGTAATTCGTCCACAAAACCTCAATTACAGGTGACGCTCCTCCAGCGTTTGACGACTTGATTTCGGCATTCCGCTCGCGCTCGAACCGCTGCATGAACCGCAACTTTGCTTCGTATGCAGGGTCAGCGTATCCCGACAAGGCCCATCGAAACCGAGCACCATTCAGCAGTGTCATCAGCGCGTCGTGATCAATGTTCGGATACGATGCCTTTGTGCCAAAATAGGGCGGGTCGAAATAGGCGAAATCGTCCACACTGAGTTGATCCCAACTAAGCGTATTCCATGACGCACTGACAACATCAACGCCCGGTCGCTTCAGCAACTCGCGTGCAGCTTGGCACATGGGTCGATAGCTCTTGTAGGAGTAACCAACATGCGTTCCGCTAGAACCACTGAAACCTGCCGCGTAGCCTTTACCTGCGAAGGTCACACGAGGTTCGACGAGGAGTGCGATGTCGCCCCCTTGATTGCGCAACGTCTCGAATGCAGCGCGGTCCACCATCTCAGGTAGTCGGTCAAGGTCAGCGCGTAGCAAGGCTTGGAGAAAGCCAGCATCACGATCAGCAAGTTGCCAGTGAGCGAACTGCAACCGCTGCACCGCCTCAAAAAACACATTACCTCGCCCGACAAACGGCTCGGCATATATGCGCCCACTGCGAGGGAAGTGCTCAACGAGCCATGTGCGGAGCCTCGCCTTACCTCCCATGTACCTGAACGATGGTGTTTTCATCAGCGTGCGTCCTCGACGGTGCTCATGTCAATCAGCCTTCTCGGAGTAGCTCGGTTAGCCTGCTCGGATCAACCTCAAGCCAGAACGCCGTTCTCAGACTGAACGGTCCTTTGCCCTTCTCGGGAGGCTCCACAGGAGGGTTCTTCTCGCGGTGCGTCCATCGACCGTCGGCAGTCTCTTTCCAGCCTCGGTATTCGAGGATCGCCCGCGCATCGACTTCGAGCGACCGCTCGCGTTGTTCCTTCTCCCACGCACGCCGCTCCTCGCTCGTCATCTGGCATCCTTCGGAACGAACGCAGCTTTCTAGGGTCATGTGTTCACAGTTCTCCCCCTGTTTACTAAAATCGTGAATACGCGCGTCACGTATGACCGATTATTCATACACGCTTACTTCCGCGAACCCTTTTCGCGCTTCTTGCGCTCGGCCTTGACCGCACGCTGCCACTCGGCCTGCGCCTTCTTTGCGGCGTCCTTCCACTTCGGAGCGAGCGTCTGCCCCTGCTCGTTGAGCACAGCTTCGTTGCAGATGATGCCTTCGATGATCTGATAGCAGGCGTCGAGGATCATCGCCGCATCGCCCTCGATCTCAATCGGCACGTCATCGCGGAACAGTGCGAGGCCGGGAGGATTGCAGACCGTGATCATCACTTCGATCGGGAACCCGGCGTGCGGCTTGTTCTCATTGCCGCGCGACTTCCCGTAGGGACCGCGCGTCTGCACGCTGACCTGTGTTGAGTAGTGGACTTCGTGGACGAGGCGCATTAAAGGCTCCGTCCCGCGAGGATGCGATCATACATCGCGTGCGCTTCGGATGTCAGCGGACGCAGATGCCCGATTGCCCAATACTCGTCCTCTTCGGCCAATCCTCCGGGGTTGTTGATGGTGACGATTCCATGCTTCCACTCGCCGTCTGTACCGAGACAGCAAGGGCCGGCACCTTCGACGTGATCGCCGATCTCGACACCGCCACCGACATGCTCCTCGGACAGCGCGATCACTTCAAAGAAGCAGGCTTCATCAGGATACGTCGTTTCCGTTGGCATTTTCATGTTCATTCTCCTCGTCGCTGCCATGATAATCAGCCTTATCGGTGTTGTTGCACTTTTGCCACAACTCGCCTCGCCTTGCAAGAGGAATCCGTTTCGGCGTAGGCTTGAAGTCCACCAACTGAACCTTCGAGGAGGCACACCATGGCTCGTGACGTTGCTTCACCGTGGAGCGACTGGCAGTCGCTTCAGCTTCACTCCCTGCTCTGGCGCAAGCTCGCGTTTGGCGTCGATGTCATGGGTCCGCTCATGTGCGCGGGCGCAGCAGGAGGGCCGACGGGTGTCACCGCAGGCACCTGTGACGGCTATGACACCATCACCGGGCACACGATCGACGGCGCGACCGATCCGCTCGACTGCCTCGCCGATCAGCTCACCGCCGACTACAGCGGCGGCGCGATGCCCAAGCCTGCATGGACTCGCGCGGTCGCCAAGAGCGCGCAGTGGTTCGGCAGCATCGCCATCCCCGACTACGTCGTCTGCAAGCAGCCGGGGCGCTTCTCCGATTGGAGCGGCACGCTTGGTGATGGCTATCCCGATCCCACGACCGAGGGAGGTACGGGTGGGCGTCGCGTGGCTCTCCAGATCCGCAACATCATCATCTCGCGCGCCGCCGACTTCGTCGACGGTCCCGCGCTGGGCAGCTTCTTCGCCAGCGCCAAGTTCCGCGGCTACGGCGGATGCCCCGACACGGCGAGCGGCGTCGGCGACGAAGTCGACGCGCATCAGGACTCGCCCGTGGCGGGGGACACCGTGCTCAACGGCTCGACGCTTGGTGGCACCCTCGCAGGGCATACCTACGATCCGAGCGAGGACACCGCGTTCGGTGACATGGAGATCCCGAGCAACCCGCTCGTCGCCGACTCGCAGAACCCGGACGCGCCGATCTTCGATGGCACGTCCGACGATCCGAACGAGAACGGCGTCTGCCGCATCGACACCATCATCGAGATCCCCGACACCGTCGCGATCGGCGACGTGATCGAGCTGACGTGCGGCATCACGATCCCGGCGAACACGACCGCGCCCGACGTCTGCTGGTATTCCGTGCAATACCGTTGGATCGTCGGGCCGTTCCCGTTCGCGCCCAACTCGTCGATCCAGCTCCTCTCGCAGACCGACGCCACGAGCGGCAAGGATCAGCTCGAATCGCAGTCGCGCGACGACGACCAGCCGTACAACCCGTAGTCGGGTTGAAGGGCATTAGGCGATGTACCCACGGCGGTTCCCGAAAGGGGACCGCCGTTTTGTTATTTGAGCAGCTTGCGGTTGAGCTTGGGGCGTGGTGGATGCGTCGGCGGCTTCCTGTAGGGCTCACGGACCTTGCCGTGGCTGTCGAACGGCCAAGGCCAGCCGGTTGCTTCAGCAAGGCGCATACGCAGGTGCATAGACTCAGCGTAGCGCGGACGCTGGGTTGCTTTTTGTACCGATCGCTCGTCGAACGCAGCGCTTTCATCGAGACATAGCCCGAGGTCTGTGTATGCGTGAGCAATGACGCCCGCACGCCAAAGCGCAGCGGCGATCAGCGGTTCATCGTCGCAGCGCATGCGGTCAGCAATGTCGTTGAAGTAAGGCAGCTTGGTGATGCCATTCAGGTAGCTCTTGTGACGTACAGCCAAGCCGGGAGCATTGGGAAGTATGAGAGCCGTCGCTGGTGAATGTCGGTGGTCATCGAGTAGCGTTCCCGATGGGAAGCGAGCCGGGGCCGCGCCGTTAATCGTCATTCCTCCCCATGCGATTGCCCTGTGCTCTTTGAGCAACTTGAGGACGTCGGCGAGGTAGGAAGGCGGAACACGCATGTCGTCGTCGAGAACGACAAGTGGGTTGTCATCGTAGAAGCTGAATTGAAGATCCATCTTGCGCCAGCGCGCGACGACGCCTTGGGCTTCTGAATGAACATGCAGTTGACGATGATTGCCTTTGGCGTGCTTCCAGTTGATCCATTCAGCCACGTCGCCGGATGCATCTTTGTGAAGCCACTCCGCATCTTCTTTGTCGATCCAACCGTCGAGGATCAGAAAGATGCTGTGCTCGACCGTCTGCTTGGCAAGGTCGTCGATCAGGTTGTGAAGCTGATTGACACGCCACGGAACGCTGGCGAGGAACACTTGCGGCAACGGGGCGGATACAGCGTGGCTCACTTGGGCTCCTTCGCTCGCGCGGCGTCGAGGGCAGCGAACGCGGCGTCAGCGGTGGGGAAGCGGGAGTCGAGCAGCCCATCCTCCGTGAGAATCCACACATCGCCAAAGGACGCAAGGGTCACGGTGTTGTCGCCGACGCGGAACATCGTCGCCATCGCCAGCCGCGCGTCCCTCTCCGCGATGGTCGCCGCCTGCGCGCGGACGAGCGCGAGGAGGCGGGGCAGGTCGGTGATGGTCACATCCTCGTAGCCGCCCGCTGAAAGAGCCGCTGTGAGTCGCGTCTCGATTGCGTGCAGCTCATCCTCGGTTGGTAGCTCGTTACTCATGTGGCAGTAATGCCACAGCGGCAGTTGTGATACAAGACTCTTCATGCCCCCGAAGCGTCCGTCGCGACACCACGCCAACAAGATGCGTGTCCTGCACACCGGCAAGCGCCACTTGTCGTCTCACGGCACGCTGCCCGTCGACAAGCAGGATGCACTCGCCGCGACGGCGGCTTCACGGCATCACCCTGCCCCTCGCCCCAAAGGAGTCCCTGTGACACAGCCCGTTGGTCAGCCCCCGGTGTCTGTCAACGCGACCTACGATCAGGTGGCGATCGGCAACAAGTACGTGCTCGTGACGGAGAGTCCCTCGGTCACGCCGACGCGCTGCGTGGAGATCGCCGCCGCGATGTCCAAGCAGGTGAACGAGCACTTCGCGCAGCCTGCGCCGAACGGCTACGCCATGGGCGCGAACGTTCGCGCAGCGACGGCAGAGTTGCCCGCGCAACCCGACGAGAACGTCGTGCTCTACACCGACAAAGTCGATCAGGAAGGCGCGCTCGCCTACCACGATCGGACGGCGACCGGCAAGCTGGTCATCAAGGTCTTCCCGGCGCTTGATCTTCAGGACGGCGTCGATCCGTCGTCGAGTACGTCGCACGAGATCCTCGAAGCCGAAGGTGATCCCGAATTGAATTCCTGTGTGCAAGATCCCGCCACCGGCAAAATCTGGGCGGCAGAGGTCTGCGACGCTGTCGAGGACGATAGCTACACGATCGACGGCGTGCAGGTGAGCAACTTCACCCTACCGCTCTACTGGTCGCCTCTCGATGGTGGGCTCCCTGCGGGAGCGAAGTACGACTACCTCGGACTCTGCAAGGAGCCGTTCGAGATTCGCCCCGGTGGCTACGGCCAGTATTGGGACGGCCAGAAGTGGGCGATGGTGCAAAAGGACGCTGTCGGCGTTCCGTCGTCGGCGTCGAGCCCGAACACCTCGCGTCGTAGGGCGCGAAAGCTGCTCATGGGGCGAGCAGCGCGCCGCGGTCTGCGGTTCAGTCGTATCACACGCCCTTCGTCGGCGAAGGCGGTTGACGTCATCCGCGAGCTGCTCGCGCTCGGCTACCAGTTGTAGAATTTTCGTCTGGTAGCATCCGCTTCCCTCTATCTCCGTCTCGGTCTACACTCCGCTCATGCGTAGAAGCACACACGGCAAGCACACAGGCCGTCGCGCGAGGCTCGTTCGCGCCGAACGCTGTGCTCGTCGTCGACGAGTGCGTTTGACCAAGCGCCTGTTGAAGCGAGCACGCGTGGTGCGAAAGCTCGGAAGGCACAGCATCGGGCAACTGCTCCCGCCTGTCGTGCATGTTCGTCCAGCTCGTGTTCGCCCGGCGCGCGCGACAGCCGCGCCTCCTGTCATCGTCGCTCAACGCGTTCGCCCGTCGCGCCCGCCGCGGCCTGTCGTCTCGACGCCGATCACGCAGCGCCCTGCGCGCCCTGCGCGCGCTCTACAGGCGCGGCCCGTTGCGGTCGTCGCGCCGCGCACGCACAAGGCGAAGACACCTCCGGTTCGTACAGCGATTGCCCCACGGCCTGCCAAAGTTCGCACGGCAGCAAAACCAGTGGTGCGTGTAGCGAAGGTACATCAAGCCCCGAAACCGATTCGGGATCGCGTTGCTCCCCGCGCGCGAGCCGCACGGCTGCCTCCCGCGTTGTTGGAGGTCGTGACCGCAACGTCCGTTACCCAACCTCGGCACCACGCCGTCGCAGTGCGTCCTGCGCGACCGCCGCGTGTACCCAAGGCGAAGCGAGAGCGTCGTGAGTACGTGGCGTCACCTGCCAGTAACAGCACAGCAACCCGCCTCTTCTCGACGCTGCTTGGCATTGCGCCGCATGAGCCACTTGGTGCTGAGCACTTGACGCGGCTGAATCACGCTATCAAGAGCGGGGCGCTCGGCGTTCAAGCTCCGTTCGTGAGCGTCGCTCATGTTGCTTCTCAGATCGCCTCGCTCACCGAGCGTCTCGCCATGGCGAAGAGCTACGGGATGCTCGCTGAAGCACCAAGCGCCGCAGTGGTTGATCGTCCGGTCGCGCCGCCGTTGTCGCGCAAGCTGTTCGTCGTTCGAGGGTAAGCTTCAGCCATGCAGGCTCCGCGGACGGCTATTACGCGAACCGTCCCGGTCGGCCCTGTGCCGCCCGGTGGGACGGTTGTCCTCCCGCACGGCATCATCGTCGACAACAAAGGCGCTGTTCCAAACATTGTTCAGCCCGATCGCGCGACGCCGCTGCAAGTCCTCGCCGTCGACAACATCAACATCACGGTTCACAACCCGGATGCTGCGCCGCAGTTCGCGAACTTCTTTTGTGAGCTGGAGCATTCGATCCAGAAACTCACCAACGACAACCAGACTCTTTATTGGCAGGGTGGCGGCGGTGGTGGCGGTGGCGGGACAGGCAACCTTGGTGGCGTCAACGCCGCACCGGGGCCTCCAGTTACGAACAACACAGTATCGTTCTCCAATGCTAACAACGTCAGCTTCGGCATCGCTGGCAGCACCATCACAGCGTCGGCGTCGTTCCCTGCGCAGAGCGTGCAGCCTGTCCCGGCGCTGAGTGCTGGAACACAAAGCGGCTCGACCGGGACGTTTGTCTTTGCTGATTCTAACGGCTTCGCGTTCGGTATGTCTGGCAGCTCGCAGATCACCGCGTCGATGGACGCCATTCGGGAGGTCAGTGCTGGTGGCGGCAACGCAGGCGGCTCAGGGATCTCGTTTGCCAACGGTGGCGGTGTCAGTTTCGGTATCGCCGGGCAGACCATCACGGCATCCATCAATCCCGCCGACGTCGATATTGGAATTGCCGCAGGGTCACAAACTGGCAACAGCGGTACGATCGTCTTTGTAGGCTCGAATGGCGTCACGTTCGGGATGTCGGGGTCTTCGCAAATCACGGCGAGTATCGCTGCTGGTGCGACAGCCACCGGCAATCTTGGAGGCATTGCCGCAGGTGGCGTAACCGACACAAGCGGCACGGTTGTCTTCAGCAACAGCAATGGTGTGAGCTTCGGCCTCGCCGGGCAGACGATGACCGCGAGTGTTGCAGCAGGAAGCACAGCACCGGGGGCAATCGCTGCTGGAACGCAAACAGCGACCAGTGGAACTGTCGCCTTCGTCAACAGCAATGGCGTGACGTTCGGGATGTCTGGGAGCACTGCCATCACGGCAAGTGTCTCCGCGTCGTCGTTGGTGTTCTCGAACAGCAACAACGTCAGTTTTGGGATTGCGGGATCAACGCTGACGGCGTCGATTGCAGCGCAGAGTACAGCACCGGGGGCTATCGCCGCAGGCTCTCAAACAGCGACATCTGGGACAATCGCTTTCGTCAATTCCAATGGTGTGACCTTTGGAATGAGCGGCTCGACCGCCATCACCGCAAGCGTCTCTGCGTCGTCACTGGTCTTCAGCAACAGCAACAATGTCAGCTTTGGTATCAATGGCTCTACGCTGACGGCGTCAGCATCGTACTCGCAGAGCACTGGTCCTGCTGCAATCGCTGCTGGATCGCAAACCGGCAGCTCGGGAACCATCGCGTTCGTCAACTCGAACGGCATCTCGTTCGGGATGAGTGGGTCGACCGCGATCACCGCGTCGTACACCGTGCCGACGCAGAGCGTTCAACCGGGCATCCAATCAATCGCTGCTTCTGGCGGGACTGCTACGACTGGTGATGTCAGCTTTGCGAATTCCAATGGTGTCACATTTGGAATGGCAACGGGCGTCGGCGGCGGAACAGTTACAGCTTCGATTGCTGCGCAAAGCGTTGCACCGGGAGCCATTGCCGCAGGTTCGCAGACAGGTACGAGCGGCACGATTGCCTTCGTTAACAGCAATGGGATCACGTTTGGGATGAGCGGTAGCACGCAGATCACTGCGAGCTACACAGTCCCAACTCAAACAGTCCAGCCCGGCATTCAGTCGATTGCTGCTTCGGGAGGCACCGCTACGACAGGCGATGTTTCGTTTGCCAATAGCAACGGCGTCACATTTGGAATGGCGACTGGAGCTGGCGGCGGAACGGTTACTGCCAGTTATAGCGTCCCTGCTGTTGGCGTGCTGGACATTGCTGCCGGATCACAGACCGCCGCCAGCGGCACAGTTGCCTTTGTCAACTCGAATGGTGTCACGTTCGGAATGTCCGGGTCGACCGGCATTACCGCAAGCTATTCACAGTCGACAGCTCCAGCAGCGTTGCAGGGAAGTGGGACATCTGTCGTCACCAACGGCACTGTTCAGTTCGCCAACTCGAATGGTGTGACGTTCGGGTTGAGCGGTTCGACCATCACCGCCAGCATCGCCGCGCAGAGCGTAGCACCGGGAGGGTTTGCTGCTGGATCGCAGACTGGAACGAGCGGGACGATCGCGCTGGTCAACTCGAACGGAATCAGTTTCGGGATGTCTGGTTCGACCGGAATCACCGCCAGCTACACCGTTCCTACCCAGACTGTTCAACCGGGAATTCAATCTGTCGCCGCGAGCGGTGGTACAGCAACAACAGGAGACGTCAGTTTCGCCAACTCCAATGGCGTGACATTCGGGATGGCTACCGGAGCTGGAGGCGGGACAGTTACAGCTTCCTACACGGTGCCTGCTGTTGGCGTGCTTGACATCGTCGCAGGCTCACAGACCGCAGCGAGCGGAACTGTCGCCTTCGTTAACAGCAATGGCATTTCGTTCGGAATGAGCGGCTCGACTGGCATTACAGCGAGCTATACAGTTCCGACGCAGACAGTACAGCCCGGCATCCAGTCGATTGCTGCGAGCGGTGGGACCGCAACAACCGGCGACGTTTCGTTCTCGAATCTCAACAACATCAGCTTTGGAATGGCAACGGGGGCCGGTGGCGGGACGATTACCGGCTCTGTCGCTGGCGTTGTTGACGTAGCCGCAGGATCGCAGACGGCTGCAACAGGGACAGTTGTTTTCGCCAATAGCAACGGCATCACTTTCGGTATGAGCGGCAGTTCACAAATTACTGCGAGCTATACCGTTCCCGCGGGTGTCGCTGTCGCTGCTGGTGGGCAAACCGGGACGTCAGGAACCATTGCCTTCGTCAATAGCAACGGGATCTCATTTGGCTTGAGCGGCTCTTCGCAAATGACTGCGCAGTTACTCGCTTTGAGCTATTGGGAAAACGACTTCCCGATGGCCTTGATCGCCAATGGCGCAGCGTCTGTCAGCACATCTGCAAACGTGAGTTTTCAGCGCTTTCATATACCAGCAAACATATCACCAACGGTTCTTGAATATCTTGGCAACCTGACCATTGCAGCCGCTACGCAAGGCTCTACAACGATGAGCATTGCGATCTATACGTTCGCTGGTAGCTCGGCGTCTACCGTCTCTTCTACGTCGGCGGCGTTGGCGTGGAACTCGGGGGGTGCAATTAGCAACACCGGATCATACAGCGGACAGAGCGGCACGCGGTGGCGCAGCATCGCGCTCGGAACGTGGAGCTTCACGCCCGGCGATTATCTAATTGGATTCATTCACAGCGTAGCAGGCGTCGCGGGTTCAACCGCGAGCGTGTCGATCTTTGGACAAAGCGGTATCGCTGTTGGCGCGATTCCGGGTGGTGGTGATCACACCGGATTCTTCGGGAATGGCCTCTACAGCACAGGCACAGGCGCTTTCGCTAACTCAATGCACATCAGCGACATCAACCAAACAGGCGCGGCTAACGTCTTCCGTCAGCCGTACTTTCGCATGATCGGAACCGGGCCGTAAGTTGTTGACGAACTGCCACAGGGAGTAGTAAACCTGTTCTCGCATGTCAGCAACCAAGTTACCTCCCGACAATGGTGTTGTTCCTCTCGCGGACGCCGCTGATCGTTTGTCCGCGGGCGTGGGCTTCGAGCAGGTGAAAGTCATTCCGGGGAGCACGTACAAAGACTCGTCGACGGTGATTGTCGTCCCGACGCGAGGGCAGCCTCACCAAGCCACGCTCTCCTCCCGTTTCTTCTCGGCACTGCAAGGCATGATCGGTCCGATGAACCAGAAGCGAGCGATCTTGTTCGCTGCTGGTGACGAAGTCGGGCACGCCTACAATCGCCTGATCACGAATATCCTTGCCGAGCCCCAGCTCTCGACGTGGAAGTACGTGATGACGATCGAGGATGACAACTTGGTGCCTCAAGACGCGCACGTTCGCCTCTTGGAGAGCATCGAAGCAGGACCGTTCGACGCCGTGTCAGGGCTCTACTTCACTAAGGGCTTGATCACAATGCCCATGGCTTATGGAGATCCTGACGAGTACGCGAGAACCGGGGTGTTGGATTTCAAGCCGAGAGACGTTCGCGGTGTGTTGGCGCGAGGGCACATTCTGCCGGTCAATGGCATCGCCATGGGCTGCGCGCTTTGGCGCATGGATCTCTTTCGGCAGGTTCCTGCGCCTTGGTTCGTGACTGTTGCCGACGTGATCCCAAATGTCGGTCCTCAAGGATTTACGCAGGACTTGTATTACTGCCAACGGGCAATCAAGGCTGGAAAGCGTTTCGCTGTCGACATGCGCGTCAAAGTCGGCCACCTCGATATTGGATCAGGAGTTGTGTACTGATGAGCAAAGCAGAGAAGCCATCCGAGCTGGAAGCAATGGTCGCCGAGCGCAAGAGGATGGAAGCGGTCATGGAGCGCTTCGAGGCGATGCAGAACGCCACGCGTACGGCTGCTGTAGCGCCCGGCGACCTCCAGCCGGTCATCGTGGCTCCCTCCGAGAAGCTCGTGCGCCTCGATCTCGCCTGCGGCCAGAGCCCGCGTGAAGGTTTCGACGGCGTCGACATCCGAGGTGACAAGGCCAAGTACAAGGTCGACCTCTTCAAGTTCCCGTGGCCCTTCGAGGACGCGAGCGTCGATAAAGCGCATTGCTCGCATTTCATCGAGCATCTGCCCGCGCGTGAGGTCGAGCTACGCGATCTCCACACTCTTCCAGTCGACGCAGATGCGCGAAGGACATTCGAGATGCGCTACGTCGGCAAGGACTTCTTCTTCGCGTTCTTCGATGAGCTGTGGCGCATCCTGAAGCCCGACGCGAACGCGCTGATCATCTGCCCGGCGCTGCGATCGAACCGAGCTTTTCAAGACCCTACCCATCGACGGTTCATTCCGATGGAGTCCTTCATGTATCTCTGGAAGGACTTTCGCGTCGCCAACAAGCTCGACCACTACCTCGTCAACTGCAACTTCGGCTGCAACATCATTCACACCTGTCCCGAAGAGTTGACGCTACTAAGCAATGAAGCGCAGCAACGTCGCTTCAACAACGAGTGGAACACGATTCTTGACTGGCACGTCACGATGAAGAAGCTCGCTCCGTGAGGCTGACCGACGAAGAGGTCGCTGCCCTGCAAGCCTTGCTCGCGCGAGTCTACTCAAAGTAGTAGGCTCGGGTCGTGGCTGTTCAAGCGCCGTCGTCCATCTATGTGAGCTTGATTTCGGTGCCCGTGCTGGCACCGGGAGCGTCGATCACGCTTTTACATCACATCAAGACCAACGGCGTTACGTTCACGCTGCCCGCCACTGTCACGCAGTTCATGCTGATCGCCGAAGGCGGCTTGCAATCGCTGGTGTGGCCTCCACCGGGCGGCGTATTGGACGCCGACTACCAAGCGCTGCTCGCGACCGCCACGTTCGTCACCGACGCCTTGTTCAACGTCTACGCCGTCGACGCGCAGGGGTTCTACAATGTCCCCGCAGGGTCGGTTATCACGGTCTTCACCGTCTGGATCTTGCTCTTCGCTAACACGCACCTCCAGCTCGATCCCAACATCGTCGGCAACGCTGTCAGCGCTTACTACTATGACCCGTAGAGGAGAGTGAGATTTCAAATGTCCCTCGTCGACGTGGTGTGCAGCGCTTGCGGCTTTGCGAAGAAGCTGGAATGTCCCGGTAGGCCCGAGGCGTGTGAGAAGTGTCGGAAAGCGATTCTGCAAACGTCCGCGCAAATCGCCGGGAAGCGGTTGATGGCTGCCGACGTTGTTGTTGACCTCGGACTACGTGCGGCTCCTCGTCGACGGAGACGGTGAGATGGCAGCCACACGCCGACGCAAGAAGCAGCACGTCCTGCTGACGCCTGAGTTTCGCAGCGCCGTCAACTTCTTCCGCGAGCATTGCGGTGGCTGGGTCGGGCATAGCATCGAAGGTGCTGTGCGCTCAGCACGCGACGAGAGCGAAGGACGCAAGCTCGACGTCCGCATGCTTGTCGAGAACGATCCGTATTTCGAGTGGGACGGCGATGGTGGTGCTCCCAATCCAGCTACTACCGACGGGCCGTTTGATGTCTGCATTGGTATCGGCGATTGGTTTGACGGCAATGGCAATGTTCGTCGAGGACACAAGCCGGTCGGCTGCATTGGCGGCGTCTTCGTGAGCGCGCTGCGAGGCAACAACTACTCCGAAGCGCCTTACACGCCGGGCATCGACCCATACATGCGCTGTCTCTATGCTGACTTGTTGCACGAGCATCTCGACGAGATCAAAAAGCAGATTCGCAAGACACCACGCAGGCAGCAACTCCCCGACCTCGGGCGAGCAGCTACCCGTTCACCATCCCGCCACGACCGCCGAACGGCATGCGCTCGCGGGCAATCCTCCCGTTGCTCAACACCACGATCCAGCCGTCACTCGTAGCTGTTCGCATGAGCTGGCCGCGGTAGTTGCTGTAGGCGGCGATTTGCTCAAAGACAGGGACCACATCGTCGGCGGTGTACGGCGCGGGGCTAGTGGCACTCCAGCCTGCCCTACCGGGAGCGAGCACACGGTCGAGCAGGTGACGCGTACCCCAGAAGTACATGATGGCGAGATCGTGCTCGGTCTTGGCTCTGCGTCGTTGCCTTCCAACAGCCTCGGCGGTCGCCTGTTCGATCGACACGCCGTCAGGCATCTCGAACTCTTCGGCGAGCACGAGGAAGTCAGGCATCATCATCTGGCGTCGCATCTCGTCGAAGGGCACAGTGATGTCCGAGGCCCTGACGATCATGCCGGTGTGCTCGTCGGGGTTCTTGAACATCGTCAGACGCAGGATGCGCATGGTGATTATTCCTTGGCTTCGTTGCGCAGGAAGTGCTTGAGGCGCTCCAGCTCGACGTCAGTCTCCCACGTCGGCGGCATCGCGAGCAACCGACACATCATGGCTGCTGTCACGCGACTGCCAAACGTAGTGAAGAGAATCGTCTCGGAGTCGTAGAACAACTCCAAGTGCTCGATGGCGTCTTCGCGCGCGAGGGCTTTGATGGCTTTCTCAGCCAGCTTCGGCGGCGTCATCGTTCTACCGCTGTCGTCCCGCCCATTGCCCAATTCTCGACCGTCGCAGCGAACGCAACGTAGACGAGCCACGTCAGGCCGTTGTCTTCGATGAAGTGCGATTCCAGCGTCATGCGGGGCTTGCCATCCGGGTAGTACACGATCGCGAGGCGCATTTACTCTTCCTCCCCGTTGCTGTCCGTCGGAATCGAATTCCCGATCGCACCATCGTTGGCAGGCATGTGCGCGTAGCCGTAGGTCGTCAGCGGCGACGCGTGCCGCGCTGCCTTCTGGACCATCCATGGAGGCACCCCCGCCGCCAACGCCTGTGAGATGAACGTGTGGCGCATCTCGTGCGGGTGACAAGGCACCTTCGCCTTGGCTGCAATCACACTGACGATCTTGTTGATGCCATCGGGCGTCAGCGGCCTCTGGATGTCGATGAGCTGATTGCGGGCTCGGACGAAGACAAAGCCGGTGGTCTTGAGCGCTGGCGGTGTCTTGGCGCGGAACGCACGCAAAGCTCCCTGCGTCATGTCGTCGACGTCGAGGATGTCGTCCTTGTCGCCTTTGCCTGCGACGCGGAGCTTCTTGATGCCATCCTCGAAGTGTCGCCACTCGACCTGTGCGATCTCCATGCGACGCAGGCCGAGCCTGAAGCCGAGACACAGGATCGCCCGGTCCCGCATGCCCATCCATGTTCCTTCTGCGCAGACGCCGTACATGGCGTTGACCTCGTCGGTCGACAGAGCCCGCGCAGGCGTCTTGGCCGACTGCTGGGCCATCGCTGCGCCGTGCGTGCCCTTGAAGCCTTCGACGGATGCTGCGAAGTCAGGCAGGCCATGCAGTTCGTGCAGGCGTTTGGACGCTGTCTTGACGGCTGCCAGTCGGCTGTTGATGGTCACTGCCGTACACGTCGCCGCCTGCGCCTTGCACCACCTGTCGAGGTCCGCAGGCTTGAGTGTGCGCGCATCCACCACGACATATTTGCCTACTCCAGTACCGACGTAGGCGAGGAAGAGTCTAATGGACGCGAGGTACGCCGCCTTGGTCTTTGGTGCGAGCCTGCGGCTGTCAGCAATCACCTGTTCGAGCAGTGTCATTTGATCTCGGCCTTGAGCTTGTAGGCAGGGCGGGACAAGGCGTCCAACGCTTCAAGGATGTCTCTGACCGAGCGTCGCATACCCAATACGTCAGTCGTGATGCGCTGGGCAGGAAGTACAGGAACAATGACGATCGGATGCTCCTGTTCGCTCACCACCCAGAGGCGATGACTGCCTTCGAGCGCTTGCCAGCTCCCGTCGTCGAGCTGCACAGCACGCAACCTCGGTGCTCCTCGACGCAGCATCTCTTTCCAGACGTGCTCGACGTGCAGGTTCGTCGTCGGCTCGTGCGGCGCGTGGATGACGACCTTCTTCACGAGCCGTTCACCGCGCCCTGAAGCGCATCGCGAACGGCAGCGTCGAGGGTTGTTCCATAGCCCTTGACGATGTCGATGTGGTCCTCGACGACGAGAACGCAGACGTAGGAAGTCCCACGCCTCGCCATCGAGCACGATTGGACCTTGAGCTTGACGAACTGCTCCTGAAGCTCTGCGAGTGTCATGTGGTCTGCTCCTCGGGCTGATAGAGATGGCTCCACGCCGCCGCGCCCAATGGACCACGCCAGAAAGGCGAAATGAACATGCGCTTGCGCTCGGCTCTGCCGACGCCGTGCGCCTGCATGCGCCAGTGGCCTCGGACGATGTAACGAACACGAACCTTCCACCCGGCGACTTTGTCCTTCTTGCTTTCCCCCAACACGACTTCAGATGCCATCTGCCGCAGATCGGGCGAGAGCTTGATCTCTCTGCCCACGACCCACGTCGTCGGCGTGGGTAGTGCGTTCGGGTCGTCAGGAATCGGCTTCCGGTTCTTCTTCGGAGGCCGCTTGCCGCCTTGGCGCTCGCCGGGACCGTTGGCCTCGATCCAAGCAACCAGATTTCTGACAATCCTCAACGCCGTCTTGTGTGTGATGGCATCGTTGGACGTGATCGGCGGATCGTCTTCAAACGCCTTGACCCAATCGTCAGCCTCGGGCGAGTCCAGCTCGGCGAACTTCTGCCGCCGATACAAGCTCACGCCGTCGCAGTAGGACGTGATCTGATAGATCGCTTTGCCGTCCGAGGCTGCTTTGAACTTGCTGACCAAGACCAGATTGGCCCACTTCTGGTTGCTACTCTCCGTCTCGCCATACCAGAAGGGCAGCACGCCGTCAGGCAGGACAATCGTGAAGCTGTCGAAGGGCAGCTTGAAGCTGTCCTCTTCGAGCGGCGGGGGCTCGGTGAGCACGAGGCCCGCTGCGAGGCTATGTGTCAGCTCGAAAGTAGAACAGCCGTTGACGACCCAACGGCACCACTGGTGGTGATCGGCGATGCAGGCTTTGTAGACCTCTTCGCCACCGGGCGAGTTGAGGACGTGCTGAAAGACGTCCCGGTTGGCGAATTGAAGCTGCCATTGAAACACAGGCACGTTATCGGCGACGGTGCGTGTTTGGAGTACATCACGCACTTCAGCCAGTGGTGAGCTTATTTCGTCCTTGATAGGCCCAAGCGACTTGAGAACACGCTCAATGGCTTGCACCGTCGGCGCAGACGACTTGATGTACTCGTCCATGATGGCCCGAGGCGTCCGAGGGCCTTGTGGCAACGCCATGTCGCCGAGCACGTCTTCGTAGCGCATCAGCGTCCCCTCCGTTCAACCTGATCGATGACGGTGTTGGTGATCGTGTCGAACGCCGCCTGAAACGATTTCCGAGCAACACTCCACAGGTCGGCTCTCACCTGCTGGTACGCCATCATCAGCGCCCGATCGTGCGGCTGAGACAGTGCGAACGACACCATCATTCTTACTGCTTCAGATGGGCTCCGGGCGTTGTAGCGCCGCTGGTATTCTTCGACAGCCAACGCCATCTCGGGCGTGACGCTGAACGTGATTCTGGTGGTTGTGCGCTTCGTGTCCTTGGGAGTCATCGCTTCGCCTCGACGCGGTACGCGCCTTTGTCGGCGTCGTAGTTGTCGAAGAAGTCCTTGTCGACGAGCAGCGCCCGGTGCATGAGCCGCCCTCGCGCGCAGCCAACGCCCTCTCGCTTGGTGATCTGGCCGTCAGAGCACGTCTTGCAGACGTCTGTGTGCTCGAACAGCCACATCCAGATCGTCAGGGCTGCATCGAGGTCAATGCACTCTCGCAGCGTCGGCGCGATGCGAGGATGCCCGGTGGCGAGGAACCGATGCAGCATGTCTTCGGCTCGAAGGCGAAGCCCCGAGGCGCCTTCTTTGGCCTCGGCCTGCGTCACGACGCCGCAGTTGCCAAGGAACTCTTTGACCTGATCGGCCATCAGCCGTCCTCCCGTGCGGGCCAGTGCCAGTGATCGAGCTGCGGGCCGTCCGCACTGAAGAGCACGCCTGCGAGCGTGCGTACCTGCGGCATCCCCGCCTCGAATACAGACAGGCGCACGTAGCCGAGCGGTGACTGTTCGGTCGCATCCCCGACCGCCGTGATGATCGCCGCACAGACCACGCCCTGCCAGTTCGTCCAGTGAACGATCCGCCCGACCGTCGGCTTGCGCATCAGCCCACCGCCTTCGAGGCGAGCGACGCCACAACCTGCCTTGGCAGCCGTGTCGACGTAGGCGCGAACCTGCTGCTCGATCCAGCCCGAGATGTTCTTGGCGGTGAGTCGCTCGGCGACGCGCTTCTCGATCTCGCCGCGCTGCTCATCAACGAGCAGGCGTGCGGCGACGCTGACGTGCTCGCTGACGACGGCCTCGATTGCCCAATTCGTCGCGGGTTCGTGGATGCGCTTGATGATGGTCTTGAGCACCGCGTCCGCGAGGGCGGTCTTCACTTCAGCGCTGGCGCTCGCGAAGACCTGTGCGACCGCGTCGCTCGCGACCTTCGCGCCCAACATCTCGGTCGCCAGCTCGGCAAAGCGGCTTGGATTCTCGCTCGACATGGTCCGTTCCTCCCCTACTGCGTGTGGTGATCGCTCGAAAACAGGCTACCAGACCGCCAAGGCCCTGTCAAGGATCTCATATGAGATTTACTCTAGCAAAGGACATTTTGCTAGAGTTAGTAATGCCACGCCTTGAGGCAGGACGCAAGCAGAATCGCGAGCCCGAGCCCGCACAGGAGCACGATCGCCATCCACATCGCCCCTCCGAACAGCGCTAAGCCGAGGTCGGCGAGGGTCTGCTTGGTTCTCTTGTTCATACGCCGCTCCGTTCCCAGCCCACCGGTAGCAGCATCGAGCTGGACGTGACCGTGATTGACAGCTTCTCGCGGTGCTGGTGGCAGAAATGAAAGCCCAAGAGCGACCGGAAGCGCGCCTTGCGCTTGCAGCGGCCCTTCTTGACCGTGTGCTTGGTCAGGCGGAACACGACCATTGCGCAGCGTGGGCGGGTCATCGGCGAGGCTCCCCTTGAAAGCGAGCGCAATGGCAGTGCGTGCGCAGGCAACAGCCATCGCGGTCGGCTCCGTGCCAGATCGCTTCGTGTCGACAGCCAATGCATAGCAGCTCGTGGAGGTACGGCGTGATGCAGGTTCTCTTCTCGACTACAGGCTCGGGCGGCTTCGGCGGCGGCGTGTCCTGTTCGTCGAACAGTTGGCGCAGCATCTTGCGCGCGCCGGGACCACCATCTCCGGTAGGAGTACCCTCGCCCGCATTGTTCTTGAGCAGTCGTGCGCGCATCTCATTGGGAAAGCGATAGCCCTTCGCATCCCATCGCTTGAGGACACCCCAGCGTTCACTAGGAGACGTGCAAACTTTCCAATCGGCCTCGAAGGCGGCGCGCGGAATGTCGATCAAAGGCGTGCGTAGCGTCAGCAGGCACGGCGTCGTCGGGTAGTCGTGTGGCTCGCCGCAGACCTTGCAGGGTTCGGGGTCCTTGACGACCGGCTTCTGCAATGTCTCCAGCGCGCCTTTCTGTTCTTCGATCTTCGAGAGAAGTGCTTTCTCACGGGCAGCAGCAGCATCGAGAATGCGTTGCTTCTCGGCTTCAGCCGTTTCTCGAAAGCTCTCTTCGTCGGTAAGAAAGCGCTCCATGACAGGCGACACGCCGCCGTCGTTGGCGATGACGACCTCGCGAAACACTTTCTTCCAGTCGGCGAGGGCCTGCTGGTCGCCGGGAGCTGGTGCGGCGAGTTGCTTCTGCTCTTCTTTGGCCCTGAAGAAGACGCTCGGCTTCTTGGCACCGACCACGCCGCCGACGAAGAACGCCATAGCAGCGAGCAACACCAGTCCGGTAATCACAGGCCAACCTTCGAGCGCTGAGCAGGGCCTATTTTCTGCTCAGATTGACAGACGGCTCTGAACAACAAAGCACGAGCGAGAGCATTGGCTGGAGCCAACAGCAACACCTGCAACTCGTTGGCGGCGAACCAACCGATGCCTTGGCCTTCGAGGGGCTTTGGCTCTTGTAGGAGCCCGCCGACAGGAGTGCTCTCGCAGCGGTAGAGATGGACGTAGGCGTATCCGTCTTCGGCCCGCTGGCGCTTGATCTTGCCGGTCCACAAAGGCTGCATGGCAATGTCGACGGAGGTCAAGCCGACTTCTTCCTCCAGCTCACGACGAAGGGCACTGTGATGACTCTCGCCCATGCCCTCGACCTTGCCGCCCGGCGACTCCCAATGAAACGGGAAGTCCTGCGTGGCTTTTCTCTGCGTCAGGAGAATTCTTCCGTCCCTGATAATCACCCCGGAAACGACTTCGAGCGTCATGGCTTGTTTCCTCCCAAGGCAATGTCAATCGCCTCGCGCATCGTCTTGTCCGCGTCACCACCAGCCGGTGTTGCCGCCTGCGCCATCCGCATCATGTGGACGCCGTTGGTGGCAGGAACACAGAGCACGTCGACGCGAGCGCCGCAGACAAGGCATTTGAAGTCGAGCGGGCTCACGTTGCGATCGTCTAGATCGTTGATGGGGAAAACAGCTCGGGAGGCATGGCGGAACTCGACCGCAGCGGCCTTGGCCTTGCGCTTCTCTCGCTTCTCGCGCGCCTTGGCCTTCTGGCGTTCGCTGTCAGCCGTGTATTCAGGAGAGTCCCAGCGAGCAGCATAGGGCTTCTCGGACCAAGGGTGATGTCCCTCGGGAGCAGCCCAATAGCGAAGCTCGTCAGCGGGCTTCGGTGAGAGGTCAGGCATGTGTCCGTCGAGCATGATGACGCGGTGGTCGGGCTTGAACGTGAACGGGTCGCGCAGCGCGCTGTTCGTCAGCGTCGGTCCCGGCGAGAGCAGACACGAGATGTCTTTCATGTCGAGGTCGCTGTCGTTGTTGAGCACACCACGCCGACGCACCTCGTAGTCGAGCAGCTCCCGCTGGAGAGCAAGATGATTGCTCTCGTCGCCGAGCATCAAGACGACCGGCTTCTTCTTGTCGTCGGTCACGAGCGGTGCGGCTCTTGATGCACGCCGTCACAACCTCCCCACGCCGACGGGAGGAAACCGCCCTTCGAGATCCACTCGTCGAGGGCCTTGACCAACTCAGCAAGCTCTTCGCCGAGCGACGAATCCATATCGCCAACACAGCACACGCTGACGCGTTGGATCTCAGCAACCAGACGCCGCTGCTCACGCAAATTCTGGTTGGGGTCCACCTATCGGCTCCTCTTGCGCATGCAGCCGCCAACGTCCAGCTCGCAGGCGTGGTCGTAGGGACAATCGCTGCACGGGTAGCCAAGGAGAAGAGCAGCTCGCTCAGCACGCGCAAGCCGCTCTTCGGCAGCGGGATCAGCAGAGGCAAAGGTCTTTCCTGTGCGCAGACGGCTAGAAGCGCGCTGTGCCTCGTAGTACTCCCGCAAGACGAGCATCTCGTGCAGGCGAGTGTGTGAGAGCTTTGTCAGCTTGTCGATGCGTTCTTCGGAATTGTCTTCCGAGAGCATCTTCAAATGATTGGTGGCAAAGGTTTCGTTCTTGGTCTTCAACTCAACAACCTCACCACGCAGCGCAGCAACCTCCGCTCGGGCATTGGCGAGCTGCTCTTCGAGGGCATCGACCATCACGCTGACGAACGGCGCTCGCTGCGTCTGCGAATGGCTCCTAACCCACTCGTAGAGTGCCTTGGTCATCTGATCGACTTGATCGAAGTCGAGGCGCTCGACCGTGTGCCCGTCGAGCGTGACCTGAAGGCACGGGCCTCGGGACACGTCGGCGTGAGACGTGATGTCGAGTGCGCCTTTGCACCAGACATCGTCGCCATCACCGAATCCGTAATGATGAGTCAACGTGTTCTCGTCGACCGTGCCGTTGCGCGGAAGTTGCTCGTCGAGCCACTGACCGAGCTTGTCGTGCAGGATGTGAATCGCTTTCCGGTCGAGCTGGATGAACTCCTGCAAACTGAGCAGCGTGAACTGAATGTACGGTCCTCGCGTTTTGCCGCCGTGAGCAGCGGTGACATCCATCGCCGCCGCACCGTCGCCACCATCACGCGCATTCATCGCCTCGATCAGCTTCTCGCTCACAGGACACCCCCGGTTGCTTTCGCGGCCAGCCACGCCCGATACAGGCCCACCAGCCCCCGGTGAAAGCCCATGTCGAGCATCTCCTTCTCGGCGGCGTCGACCGTCCAGCCGCAGGCGAGCCGATAGAGCGCGATGATCAGCCCCGTGCGGTCGTGCCCGTGGACACAATGCACATAGACCTTGGGAAGCGGTTTCGCGCTCGGGAACTCGGCGTAGATTCGCCGGTAGTTGGTAACGATGTTGACGAGCTGGCGAACACGCACTTGAAGATCAAAGCACGCGGGCTCGTCAATCCAACCTTCGATGTCAACACCCTTCGTCGACGGGTGCATGCCCTCGGTGTAGACGAACATGCCGTAGACTTCCGTCGCCTGCTTGTCGGTACCTTCGTCCTCGAAGTTGAGCTTGAGAACGGCATTGACACCCATGTCGGACAACTCGCTCCACGAGCCCGGATCGCTCGGAATGTTGCTCGGCTGCGGCCCGCGCAGGACTACGTCGTCGACGGCAGTCACGATGGACATGGCTACGTCTCTCCCTTCGTCCAGATGTCGGCGACGCGCTTCCACGCCTCGGGGCAATGCTTCGCCGTTGGCGGTGCTGGTGCGTCGCGCGTGAGAATGGCCGAGACTTCACGCCAGAGCTTTTGCTCACGCATCTCGGGCGCAGCGAACGCAGCGTTGTCCCGAACGCTGCGCAGGCAGCTTGCCGTCATCGGATAGCCGTCCTGCAACTCCTGAATCACGCGGTCGAGCAGCTTGGCGGGGTCGCGGGCCACGGCTACGCCTTCTTCGCTTTGCGAGCCGCCTTCGCCGCCGTCTTGATGCACTCGGGGAGGTCGGACAGCTCCTTGAGGTCGCCGCTGTAGATGAACGCGATGACGTCGCGCACCTGCCCGGCGAGGCGCGCGTCGGCTTTGGACGTGTCGTGGGAGGTCTGCTGGTCGGTCAGTGCGATGCGCCAGCGCTTGAGGAACTTCGGCGACCGGGACGGCAGCGCGCCCGGCGTCTTCTCCTGCTCGTCCTTGGGCTCCTTGGTCTTGGCACCGCTGCCCTTGGGACGCCCCGCCTTGGACTTGGACGCCTTGACCTCGGCGACCGCCTGCGTGGCAGCCGCCGACGCCGCAGCGCCCTTCATCGGGCCGTTGGCCTTGGCTTCGGCGAGCGCCGTGCGCTGGTCGTCCTCGGAGAGCTTCGAGAACTTGAGCGCTGCCGTCATCGTGAGCGTGCCCTCACGAACTGCTTTCTGGACGGACGCCGTGCAGTCGAGATAGGCCATCCAGTTCTCGACGGTGCGAAGATGCACGCCGAACTGAACGGCGATCTCCTCGTTGGTGTAGCCCATGTCGAGGCTGCGCTTGGCCTTGGTGATCTTCTCGTACAGCTCGTCGTTCGAGCGGATCTCGTTGCTGCCGATCATCACGCCGAAGAGCGCCTTGTCGTCGCCCTTGCGCAGACGGCACGGGACTTTGAGAATGGCAATGCCCTGCTCGGCGAAACGACGATTGGCCTCGATGGCATTGACACGACGCTGGCGACCGTCGATGACGACGAGGGACGCCTCGCCATCCTTTTTGACGATCAGCGGCTCGATGACGCCGTTGACCATGATGTTCTTGACCATCGCCTCCTCGAACGGGCGCTCGACGCGCGGGTCGTAGAGCGGGTGCTTCGCGTCGGTAATGACGGTCAACTTGGAGGGATCGACGAGGAAGATTTCTTCGCGGCCTGCGTCGAGGGTCTTGAGGATGCCGTTTGCCATTTTGTCTGTTCCTCCCGTTGTCGGTGGTGTTGCAGAAATGCTTTCCTGACCTGTAGCAATTCTGCAACACGCCGTCAAATTATTTTTCGATTTTCTTGCTATTCCTCGTCGGAGGAAACCGTTTCGTCGAGCGTTCGCGCTGCTGTGCGCAACTCACCGATCAAGGTTTGCTCACGGGTCTTGATGGCGTCCATGAGATCGCCGTCGATGATGTTCTCGAAGGCGTCGCGGATGATCTGCGACAGCACGTTCGGCGGCAGCGCATCGACCTCCCAGCTCGACCCGCCATGCTCGGCAGCGTAGGCGGCATAGCGGCTGTCTGTCGTCTTGGCGGGGTTCGGCGGCGGGTTGTATTGCCGCACTTGCTCCATCGTCAGCGCGAGCTTCTCGACGTTGACGTCGCACCCGAACTCGGTGAGCCGATCGGTGATGTCGCGAACCATGTCTTCACCCGAGGGATCGTGGTCCCCGAGGTAGAAGACGGTCGCCTCCTGCTCGCTGTCACATGCTTCAACACCTTGCTGGATGCGTTGCGCACTGGCGTACATGGCTGACGCCGACGAATAGCCCTTGTTGACCATCAGCGTGACGTGGAACTCACGCGCGAGCGGTTCGAGGACGCCCGCGAGGGCTTGCTTCTCAACCCACAACTCAGCGTAGGTATCCTGCCCACGCCAGCGGGGAAGACGAAACGCGCGCGCAGCACTGTCTACGAGGCCCGAAATGTTTTCCCACTGCGACGGCGTGTCGGCCTCGCGCCCGCGGTCCTCGATCGCATCCCAATCGACCAGCCCGGCGTAGCGCGCGTCGGCGAGCAGCGACGTCAAGTTCTTGTAGCTGCGTGGCGTGTTGGGAATGAAGTCGCGGCTGACGAATTGGTAGTAGAGCTGGCGGGCTGTCAGGCGAAGGTTCTGCCTCGCGTACTCGCGGACAATGCTATCCATCTGAGCAATGCGGGCGAGTGAATCAGGACGAAAGTTGGTGTTACGAAATGCGCGCTTCATGGGTTATCTCCTTCGGCGTACATGACGCCTTCGAGTGGTGTGCTCTTGCCTTACTGCACTTTCTACGCAGCCTCCGACGCGAGCGAACCGGGCCGACCGGGTGCGCTGCTGCGGGAGTAGACCAGTCAACGCCCCACAGATTCCTGAACGCCGTCGTCGGGGGCTGCGTAGAAAGTGGGAGGGCGAGGTCCGAGGCGTCACTACCGCCCGCATCACTCGCCCTCCCGGTGAACCTGTTAGCAGTCCCCCCGATCGTACATCCCGGTCTGCGTCGCCGCGTCGGGACGGTGCCCACCACGGACGAAGTTGCCGTCCGCATCGGCGATGATGCGTCCCTCGGCCATGACGATGCGCGCGTAGCCGTCGTCCGCGAGGATCTCCTGCGCGAGACAAGCTGCCTGCGCGTCCTCACCAGCCATCAGCTTGCGCTCGGTCTTGTAGCCTTGGCAGGTGACGAGGTAGCGTTCCATCAGCCCACCTCCAGCGTCGCGAAGCGATTGACCGTCCCGTCGACGGGAGCCATGACGAAGCCCGCGTCGTAGGGCGCGAGGTCGATGACTTTCTGGAAGAGCAACTCGCCCGCCTGCGCCTCCAGCTCCGTCGTCGCCCACGGCGAGCGCCACGCGTCTTCGTGGGCAGACCGCGTGATGGCGTTGATGATGTCACTCTTGCAGTAGCCGGGCTCCTTCTGCCACGCGCGCATGAAGCGCTCGACGAGGACCATCGGGTCCGCGCCGACACTCTTCACGTAGCCGTCCTTGACGAGCTGCACGAACACCCACTGGACGCCCTTCTCGGACGCCTGCTCGCAGATGACATCCTTGGTCGCCGCCGTCCACGCATCGACGAAGGGCGCGGCCTTGGTCATCACGGACGCGCTGACAGCGGCAATCTTGTCGAGCATCGCCTTGCCCATGTGACGGACAGATCCCTCGATGGTCTTTGCATAAATCGTCGTCAGGTTGACGCAGGCGACGCGCGCTGCGTCGAGGCCGATGACAACGCTACCGCTCGCGTCATCGACGCCCTCGATCCACGCGGAGAGCTGGTAGATGTCGCCAACGACTACTTCCGAGGGCATGAGGTCGCTGTGGAAGGTCGCGCGGAAGCGCCACTTGTTGCCGTCGTAGGTGAACTCGCCTTTGGCGCTGCCCGGCACGGCCCGCAGGAACGCCTCGATCGCCTGCGGGAAGTCCATCTTGGCGTACTTCTGCGAGACGCAGGCGTAGATGCCACGCATCGCGCCATCGAGCCGAGTGCGGATGACGACCGGATCGCCGCCGCTGTTGCTCTCCTGCCCGAGCCAGATGTTCGTGTGCTCGGCGCGCATGTTGACCGGGCACTTGGTCAGGTACGCGCCAGCGTGCCCCGGAGCGCCTGCGCGGTCGAGGATCTGCGACAGCGCCTTCTTGCTGACGGTCAGTCCCGCGCCGTACTTGTTGCCTCCGGTGGACCTGTGAATGAGGCCGGTCTGCGGGTTCATCTTGAGCCACTCGACGGGCGTCTCGACGTCCTTGCGCTCCTCGGCGGCGTAGGCCGTCGCGATCTGCCCGTCGAGGAGGTCACGGGCGGGAACGCCGTTCTCCCACGCCTGCCGCTTGACCTGAAACGCTTTTTCGCCAGCGTCGATCAGCCGCGTCCCTGCGGCGAAGTAGAGATTGCCCTTGAAGCCGAGGCCCGCGTTGACCGCAGCCTTCATCTGCTCGGCGACGCGATCGGCTCCTGCTTCGTTGATGGCGGTACTGGTGACGTTCGACATGGTGTTCTCCCTGTTAGACGTGAACGCCTCTGCGGGTCGGCACTCGCCGAGGCGTCCGGTTGATGTTGCAGGGATAGCTGTAGCAGTTCTGCAACAGGTGTCAACAGGAATCGGTTTCTTTGATCCGTGACGGGCGTCACGGCGGAAGGGCATTGCTGGAGAACTACGCGGCTTTCTTGGAGGCGCTCGCCTTGTCGACGAGGTCAGCAGCCCACTTCGCCAACGAGAACTTGCGGACATACCTGTATGCCGTCGTCCGCTCGACACCGAGCGCGTCAGCGGCGCTACGGACGTTGCCGTTCGACACCGCCAACGCCTGCACGAGCATGCAGTGAATGGCTTTGTCGACGGTTGTGTTCCACTCGGACGCACCGCGAACGGTGACGTACTCAGGCAGAGTCAATGACGGTTGCTTCTTCGCCATTGCAATGCCTACTTCTTCTCCGTGGTGGCGGGCGTCTCGACCGCCTTGGGTGCGGGCGGGATGTAGAGCACGAGCGAATCGCCGAGCTTCTTGGCGGCGATCGTCTCCAGCTCAGCCAATGCCTCGCCGAGCATCTCCATCTGCGTCTCATCGAGCGGGATGGCGACGTTGGGTGCGGCGTGGAACTCGGCAATGCCATCATCCGCCACGACGCCGAGCTGTTGCTCGACGACGCACATCTTGTTCGGGAGGTCGATGTGGATGACGTTGGGACGGTAGACGCGCGTGCCGGGTTTCATTGAGTTGCTCCGTTTGTGGCAGGGACGCTACTACGGTGTAGCAACCCTGTCTAGGCGGGCTTGCACTGCTTGAGGAAGGGCTTGAAGACCTTGTTCTTGGCGTCGACGACGGTCAGACGACGCGCACCTTTGATGGCGTCCTTGGGGACGAGGGCCTTGATGGTTCCTGTCCCCTTCACAAAGCCCTGCTGCTTGCCGTTGTTGAACGCGATGGCGAACTTGACCTTGTCACCCTTCTTGAACGCTGCCGGAACCGCCGATGCCTTTGCCATGATGATGTGCAACTCCTTCCTATGCTGCGATGGGGGTTGTCGGCGGGACTGCCTTGATGCAATCCTGCTTGATGAGATGACGGATGTAGCTGCCAAGGCTGCGATCGTGCTCTGCCGCCCGTCGGCGTGCGGTCGCCAGCAAGTCCTTCTCGATGCGCAGCGCGAAGGGCGTCGTCGGCTTCTTGAGGGGCTTTCGCCTCGTGTATGCTCGCTTGGGAGCGGACGACGGCTTCGCTGGCTTCTTGGGCTTTGTCATTGGACGTAGGCTTTTGTATTCGGTGAGATTACAACCGTCAAGCCATTTGAGAAACGAGATCACACCATGAGCCAGCGCACGGTCGTCTACGTCCCCGATGGAGTGAAGCGCTACGTCAGTCCCGAAGACCTCGTTGCCTGCTGGCGCAAGTACACGACGCGCATTCCCTGCCAACACGTCTGCGGGACAGCGCAACACGAGACGAACTACGTGCTCAATGAATTGGACACCGAGCCCTCAGGCTTTCAATCCGGTGGGCTCCTCCAGCTCGACAGTGACGAAGCCAAGGCAGCCGGGAGGCCCAAAGCTGTTCTCTACGACCTCGACGACGCGTGCTTCGTCTTCGCCAACCGATGCGAATTCCGGCTCGACACGATTCTCGCTGCGGCAGATTTGGACGAGCCGACGCCCGACGTCTGGGCGTATCTGGCAATCGCTCACAACCAAGGGCTCGGGCGCTTTGCGACCGCAGCGCGCCGCAAGCCCGGCGAGCATCCGGGGGCACTCGGGAGCATTGCTGACTACGGGCTCGATTGGCCCGCCTACAAGGCTCGCAATCCGCAGTACGCACACAACATGATCCCCTATGGGGACGACTGCATCAGCGGCGGGGAGAAGTGGGACCGTGCAGCGGCATATCTCGCAGCAAATCCAATACCTCTTCCGTTGTCTTCGTAGAGCGCGGACCCGGCCATCGAAACGACGGCTCGAAGGCACCTACGCCGACGAGGTCGGTTGCCTTGGGCATCTCGGCGAAGTGCCAGTGCGTGAAGCCTTCACGCAGGTTGAGGGTATCGAAGGTCCAAAGCGAGAACTCCTGCGGCCTGCGTAGCGCCTTCCAGAAGTTGTTGCAGACGAGCGACGGGTTGCCTTGTTCGAGGCCGAGACGGAACGCATTGAGCCGCTCGCGGCCTTTGCGCGTGATCGAAACGACAGGTCGATCCTTTGTCCCGGCAATGGCCGCTTCGCCTTTGTCGAAGAGCCGCTGCTGCCTCGGCATGCAACCGTGCGCCTGCTCCTTGAGCAGCGGCAACGGCCCGTAGTCGAGAAAGTAGAGATACTGGATTTCCTCCAGCGTCAACAGCTTCTCGTCATCGGAATTGAACATACTCAAGCTGTAGCAGAGTTGCTACAGGCATTGCAACAGCTACATCGAGTGCGAGTGCTGCTTGCTGAGTACGGCTGCACCGACGCCGACGACGGTGGCAGCCGCAGCGAGGCCACTGAAGATCAGAGCCCACGGCGTCTTCTTGCCTCGGGGCGGCTCGGGAGCGGTCTGCGGATAGTCCGGTCCCGAGCCCGGTCCCTCGGGCGGATAGTTGTCCTCCGGTCCCTGCGGGAACGAGGGTGCCTCGGGCACAGTCACTTCCGGTGGCAGGTGATACACCTGCGGCTGCGGCATCGGAGCCGAACGCGTGTGGCGCGGAGCTGGAGCACCACTCCCGCGCCGCTGCGGAGCCCGTGCCTGCACGAACTGCGCGGTCCACTGCTTTGCCTGTGCGAGCACGGTGTCGATCTCCCGTACCATGCCGCTCGCGTCGATGGACGCGATCTCGTTTCCGAGATCACCGCGCCCGTTGACGTGCGCGACGTACTGGTTGACGGCCCGCCACGCATTGACCGTCTGGTCGTCGAGCATCCCGCTTGTCTGCAAGCGTAGTCCCCCGACCGCTTCGAGCGGCATCGTGTTCAGGAGCGATTGCAGCAGCCGCACCTTTTCGAGCGGGATCATCGCGTTCTGCTGGATGACGACGGGCGGCTGGCCGACGCGATCGACGGCTCCCTGATGCTTCTTGTCCTCGACGGGCTGCGTGACTTCGAGGCCGCACTTGGCGTTGATGAGCGAGATGGTGCTCGCCAGCACCGGAGGCTTCTTCTTGCGGTCGGCAAGCTGCTTGACCATGACGATGAGCTTGGGCATCGCCTTGGCGACGGCGAGAGGATTCCAGCTTCCTCCGAGCGCCGACTGCACCGCCGCGCTCGTGTGCTTGCCGATGACGCCATCGAACGAAATCCGGTGCCCGAAGCGATTGAGCTGCGCTTGCAGGTTCATCACGTAGCAGCGCCATTGCGGGTCGCCCGTAATGTTCCCGTTGGCCTGCGCGGTGTAGAGCAGCGGCGAGGTCGGGCTGCCACCTGTCTGCCGCGCGAACGGCAGCTCTTCGTTGAGCGCGTCGATATACGCTTCGATGTCGCGCACGATGTTCTCGGGCGGGACCGGCGTCGGCGGGGATTGATTCTGACGTGCAGCCGCGTGGGCGAGGACGGCATTGAATGCCGCCGCTGCGTTGTTGCCGATCTTGCCATCGGCGATGAGAGGCTGCCCGGTGATGGAAGGCGGGAACATATTGAGCAGCCGTTGCAGGATCAACGACTTGGCGCGCGCGTCGACAGAGTTACCGACGCAGATGCCACCCGTGCAGGTGTAGTGTCCGACAATCGCACTTCCCTTCGGGGCGACGTGGCGCTCCTCGATCGTCGCCTTGCCGACGCGCACGGTGTAGGCGCTCGGATGATCGTTGTGCATCCGCGTCCCGGCTGTCGGCGTGGCGCTGTGCTCGGTCGCACCGATGGCATTCTTGCTGATCTCGGAAATCAGCCGGTCCATGTTGACGAGGATCTCGGACGGCGACGCGCCCTGAAAGGCGGACCTTCGATTGTGCATCAGGTTGTTCAGGGCTTCGACGGTCACAGAGTCCATGTGCCCGTTGACGCTCGGCAGGTGGCCTCGATCGTCTTTGGCAGCCGCGGACCGCAGCGCCCGCTGGAGCTGGGCGATCTTGAGTGCCTGCGCCTGCTGCTGGCGCACGAGGTCACGATCAGCCTGCGTGGTCTTGGTCTTGGGAGCGAACCGGGAGGTCTGCGAATCGCCGAGTTGGTACATGGGGAGAGATGCTACCGCGAGGGGATGCCTGCTGTCGAACGAGTGCTGCTCAGCGAGGACGCTTGCGACACTTCCCGGCCTTCGTCTTGCCGTACTTGCAACGGCGGCGAGAGCCGCTCAGCGCACCACGCTTCGCGGCTTCTTCGCACTGCTCGTAGCCGTCGTTCTTGCCCTCGTCATACCCCGTGCGAAAGCCCTCGGTGTACTCGTCGCTGCGCTTGGGCATTGAAGGACAGGGCTCCTATCGACGCTTGCGGCGGCGTGCGCCGAACATGCCCTGCGACCTCGTGCGCACACCGCGCTTGATGTCGTCGGTGCAGTTGTGGAACGCGTACATCGCGTCGCGCGCCATCCCGCGGTCGCCGTGCGCGGCCCTCATGTCGCGCGAGAGCTGCTGCTTGCAGACCTTGGGGATCGCCCGGCCTCGCTTCGAGGCAGTGCGACGCTTCGGCTGCTTGCGGCAGCGCCCGGTGCTCTTGACGCGACCGTACTTGCAGGTGCGTCGCTTCTTGGCGCGACCGAGGTCGTCGCCTCCGTCACATCCACAGTCGCTCATGGTCGTCTCCTTTAGCGAGGGCGCAGGGGGCCGCGCTGCGTGCCGTACTTGCTCGTGCGCGGCTTGCACTTGCCGGTGGTGCGCGAGCGACCGAAGGAGCACCCACGGCGACCCTTGCGCTTGGGCGTCTTGCGGCACTTGCCCGCCTTGGTCTTGCCGAACTTGCAGGTGCGCTTGCGTGCGCGCCCCAGCTCGCCGTCGTTGGAAACGAATTCGTTGGTCGCCATGGTGTCGCTCCGAGATGAACGAGGAATTGCTTACAGCATCGGGAGCGAGTGTAGACGTGGAGCTACAGCGATTGCAAATTGTTGTATAATTGCAACTAAACTACAAGCAGAGCTTCGTGCGGCCTCGGGCAAATCCGAGGGACAGCCATGCATTGATGCAACCCGGCCTGCACGGTTTGATGGCGATGCCTCCCATCTCATAGGCAGCTTGGAGAAACGCGCCGTTGGTCACGTAGGCGGCAAAGCCCTGTGCTTTCCCCCAACGCTCACAGCGATGCTTCCAGCCATAGGAATCAATCAGATCACGGATCGTCTTGGTCTTGAGACAGTTCGCGACGATGAACTTCTTGGCGAGTTCCACCTGCTCACGTTCGGGGGCATCACGCGTCTTCGAGTAACAGCCCTTGCCGCGGTCGATCGCCCGCAGGTAATCGAGGCCATCATTTGTGATGAAGCAGCCGTCGTGAACGACAGCATAGGAAATACCATCGAGGGTGATGTAAGGCATTCCCGAGCAGTAGCAGATTTGCTACAGCAACGTCAAGAGAAACTGAGCCTGTTGCGGCTCCCCGCTTCCGACGGGACCACACAAGACCGGAACATCGGTCCAACGGCTCAGAGCGTTCTCGCGCTTTGGGCCGTTGTTCTCTAGCGTGAGCGACGACGCTTGCTACGCCGCGCGCCGTAGACCGGCTGGATGAAGCGCGTGCCCTTGGGGTAGGGCGACGGACCCGGCTCGTAGTCAGCGCAGTACTCGCGGCGCGTGAGACGATTGACCGCCGTCCGCACGCAATGCCGCTGCCCGCTGCGCCGCTTGCTCGCCTTGGGAGCCTTCTTGTGCAAGCGACATTGCCCCTTGCGCCTGCCGCGCGTGACCTTGCCGTACTTGCAGCGCCCTGCGCGCCCCAGCTCGCCGTCGTCGATGGTGTCCATGACCAACGAGCCTAGCCCACGTTGGAGTCAAGAAGCAACTTGAGGTATGGTGAGGGTTCTACACAGAGGAGCACGACACATGGGCTACGACGACTACCCGGAGCGCGATTCGTACTACGACCTTCCGTTCCCCTACGTCGGCCCACTTGGCGGCGCACCGACGCCCGAGAGCATCGTCAGGCCCATGCTCGTCGGCAAGCAGCCGCAGTTGCCGAAAGCCATGCGCGACCAGCTCGACATGCTCAAGAAGATCATGGACGACAGCATGCAGCAGTCGGGGATCTTGCCCGGCAAGCATCCGTCGAATCCGAACATGAAGATCACATCGTCGAGCAACATCAGCATGCAGGGATCGCTCGGGGACCTTGGCTACGCGCGTCGGGCCTACGCTGCGCCGGTCTACGCTGCGCCGGTCTACCGGACACCATCTCCAGTTTATCGGCGGCGGCGTCCGCGTGCGCCGCATCACTACACACAACCAGTTACGGTAGGGAATTTTAGAAAATCTCAATCGGGTATGTCGCAGGCAGCAGCAATAGCAGCAGGAGGAACGCCAACTTGTCCCCCCGGCACAAACCTCTGCTCCGACGCCGCAGGGCATTTGAGTTGTTGCGGAGGGCAAGCAGGGGCAGGCGCAATCGCACCTGTTCGATTCGTTGTCAACAAGTCGCTGAATGGCTCCCGGCACATCAACCTCGGGGCGGCGGCGTCGGGTGTCCGTGTGCAGCCCGAGGGCATGATGAGAAAGATCATGCGCCTTCAAGGCGCGATCAACGCGTGGTCGAGCGGGTATCGCCCCGTGAAGATCACTGGCAAGCTCGACGTGGCGACGATGGCGCGTGTGAGCGACTACCGAGACGCCCACGGGCTTCCGCCGCTGTCACCGAGCGAAGTGCTCCTGAACGTCGAGCCGCTCGCGACCGCCATCTACGAAGAAGCGGCCTTCGGCTCGAAGTAATCAGCAATGCCCGCTTTGTCGCGTGATGAGGAACGCTCCGCTGACGAACTCGATCTCTATGCCGAGAACGAGTACGAACTCTACGCGCGCAAGCAGGCCATCGAGAAGAATGCCGAGAAATTCCTCAAAGCCAAGAAGTACGATCCAGCATTGGCTGAGAAGCTCTGGCGGCAATGGTACAAAGAAGCCGCTGCACGCTATCGACGCGAGATAGGAATCACCGATCACTTTTTCTCGAAAGCTGTGATTGCCAAGCTCGCCAATCTCAAAGCTGCCGAGATAGAGCAAGCATGGATAGACGAGCACAAGAAGCGCCCGCGTCGACAACGACTCCCCGACCTCGGAGTAGCTAGAAAACGGCAAAGCTACGACGTCGTCATCAATGGACGTCCGATGCAGTTGTCCTATGTAGATACCGAATGGGCCGCATACGTTTTACACCCTGTCTACTACAACCCCTTCGACATTACTGATGAAGACGCCCGAGAGGACAGTCAAGTTCAGAGCTTCACACGCTCAGAGGGTGATGAGTTGCTACGCAAGCATCGCGGTCCCCGCAAACAACGCCTCCCCGACCTCGGACGTTTCAGCGGCCTGCAAGCACGACGAGCATTCACGCTGGCGCGAGCCAACCATCTCGGCAATGGCCTGCGTGAGACTGCCGCCGTCGGCGTGTACCTCGGGAGCGCAGCAGCCGTCGCAGTTGGGTTGGGGATTGCCTTGGCGATGACATTGGGGCGAGGACGCTGATGGCTTATCTATTCAGTGCGGTCCCGGTCGGAACATGCTTTGTCTTCGTTGAAGGCGAAACGACCGTATGGAAAAAGGTCGCGTCTCACACAGCTACACTTGTCGCCAATGCCTCAAGTCACCCTGACGCTTGGAAACGAGGAACCACTTTCGACGATTTCCGAGATTGGTACAAAGTAAAGACAGTCGACTGCAATCCACGAAAGCGACCTCGTCGTCAGCAACTCCCTGACCTCGGCAAAGCGCGCAGACGCCGATGACCGAGAAGGAATGGGCGAAGGTCAAAGTCGGCGACCGCATCTGCTACTGCGGGCCGCAGTACGCCGGGTACGCCATGAAATGTGCAAAGCTCGCAGAGAAACCGCTCAAGGCATCAACGGCGGAAGACTTCCATAATGCTGTTTACGACGCTGACCCAACGCCAGAAGCGCGCAAACTTCTTCGTAGAGGTTACTCGTATCGCGGCGTGGTGAAGCATTACACGGGCGGCGAGTCCCTAATCTATCCGCAAGACATCCAGTACTGGCACCGCACCGAGAAGGCTTGCGCGAAGAGCAGACCGAGGCAGCAAAGGCTCCCCGACCTCAACGACGCCGAGGCGGGATTTCCATGCCGAATGCGCGTGCCATCCCAGCGACAACATCCAAAACGTCGCCGGAAGTGATCTTGTCGTCGGGAACGTAGCCGGGCGGGACGTCACCAACAGCAACAGCGTCGACCTCGTTGAGTCTCCCTACCGCCGCCCGAAACGCTTTCGCCAGCTCGACGTGAAACGTCCTGACGTTGACGTCACTGGCGAACGTCGCTGCGTGCTTCTCGGCAGCGAGAGCGGCCTTCTCAAGCCCACGCAGGACGGCTTCTCGATGCTGCGGTGCAATATGCTTCCACGACGGAGGGCTCATCGACGGCGTGCTCTGGTGCGTCCGAGGTCAGGAAGCTGTTGGCGGCGAGGGCGTTTCTTACATGGCTTGAGCATCCATGCTTTTGCTGATTGCACAGGAAGAACGACAACACCTTGCTTTTCAGCAGTTACGTGTACCCGAGTACCATCTGTCGTCCACCGTGATCCGCGAACACGCGCACGATCGCCATATCCGAAAAAATCTCCCTCTTCCGTAGCGCAAAAGAAGATTGTATCTCCCTCCTTCAGACCATCCCATTCCTTCTTGGTCATCGGGAAGCTCGACGTGCCGCCTTCACGCGCTTTCGAGGACGACGAGCGCCGTCGATTTCGAGGTCATTGAATCGAGCGGTCTTCCTTCGCTCCCTCTCCACTTCGTCTTCACGGATGCGCTCAGCTTCCTCGCGCTGGAACTCGCGGTCCATCTTGGCAAGCTCAATCCGTCGCCGCCCCGTATCGAAGTAGAGCGGGTATTCATCAGCGATGTACTGCTTGACCTCGATGTTGCCGTCGTTCGGCATCATCGAGTTCATGTCGGCGTCATCGTCGCAAGGCCATCGCTTCCGAGCGTTGCGCTGTCGGAACTCCATGACGACCCGAACGGCGTGATGCTCGTCGATCGGCATGAAGCCCGCGACGTCCATGCGACGCGCAGAATGGTAGTTGGCGAAGCAGCCGTCAGCGACAGACAGGAACGGTGGGCTCCCGAGCGGATGGTTGTGGACGATCCAGAAGTTCGGCCCGAGGTGCGTGGTCCGATCAGGTTCGCCAACGCAGTTCTCATCGCCGAAGATCAGGATGTTCTTGTCGACGAGGTACATCGACTCCAGCTCTTCGTCCTGAAGAGCGTGGCGAACCAGCAGCGTGTCAGGATCTCGGATGACCTGACAGACGCCGCGCTGGCGAGCGTGAACAGGCGGCACGCGCACGGCAGGCGCACCGAGCCGTCCTACTCCTCGGAACATCCGGCGTCGGCGTCGGCGTGGCTTGCCCATTTGCAAGAGCCTACACGAGTAGCATAAGCTGCTCAACATGCGCTCACCGAATCGGTTTCTGACGGCCCTCTGCCTCTTCGTGACGTCGTGTGCGACGTGCAACACGGCGCAGGTGGAATCGACGCTGACGCAGGCAGGGCTCGCGACGCTCGGCTGTGCAGCGAACGTCACGATCGGCAGCGTCGGTCCCCTCGTCGACAACGCCGTCAACGCGCTGCTCGGCGACACAGGCGCGTGGGCGAACGAGCAGAGCACGCTGACCTCGCTCGCGCCCGAGTTGGCGACGTGCGTCGTCATGGTCGCGCTCCAGACCATCGAGAAGACCGTCCTGCGTGGCTCTCAACCCAAGCCGGAAGTGCTGGTGGCGGTCGCCCGCGCCAACGCGTTCCTCGGCAAGAAGTAAGTTCCAATGGCTCGTCGAGCACCAGCGCTCGGATGGGGGTCCGGCACCCACGCGTACTACCAGAAGATCCTGAAGTGCTGGGACGAAGGTAAGTCATGCAAGCCGCGGCGCAATTACGGCAACCCCGGCTTCTGGACAGAAACGATAGCTGACAACGCACATCCCGGCAGAATGGGCATTGTCGCCTACAGCTACAACTATTCGACACCGATCGCCTATCGAGACGCCGACAACCGCGTCTACATCCTCACACCCGATGAACACCACACGTCAGCGCAGACCGACAGGCAAATCTACGCACTTGCCAAGCACCTCGGAACAGGAGTTGCCTATCCTCCCTACAATCCCGAACACGATGGCAGACCTTGGCGAGAGCGCGCTCGGGAAGAGCAACGCAAGACGCGGTACACTGGCTGGGAGAACATTGCCTGCGTCCGTGATTATGAGGCCCTGAAGCGCATCATCAGGACTGGCGAGTATCCAGCGCGCGGCAAAGGTGCCTTCATGTGCCCCGGCCTCTGGGAGCCTCCTGCGTGGACGAAGGGCAAGAAGGCTCCAAGACGCCAAGAGCTACCCGACCTCGACGGGCCGCGCCGATCGCGCAAGCGGCGTTAAGGCTCACCAGATCGGACAGGTGTTGCTGACGACCGTCGTCCACGGCGTCAGCTCCCGAAAGTCCTTCCGGTGCGCGTACAGCGCCAGCACGGGCTCGTAGCTGTAGACAGCACCTTCGGTGTCGTGAACGACCACGAACTGCGTCCCCGAACGCCACAGACGATCCAGCACCCCGACCCGAGCCCATGCCGGGGCGTGGTCGACAAGCGCGACCGACCAAGTCAAATCAGCCGCGGGAGACAACGCCCAATCCTCCACGAGCAGGACTTCGTGGTGGTCCGCGCGAAAGCGCGTAAAGCGATCGATCCACTCTTGATCCTGCTCCAACGTGACCAGATGCCGCCCTTGCACACCACATATCTCGTGCAGCACGGGTGTCGAGTAGTACCCGGCGCCGAATTCAACAACAGGCCCGGTTGTTCGCATGACGGCAGCAATCAACGCCTGCTGGTGCGTGCCATAAGGGTCCATTACTCACCATCCAGCACGCGCAGAATATCCTCGGACTTCCAGACGCCAATCGACTTGTCGGCGAAGGCGCCGTTCTCTTCTGAACAGCCTTCGTTGATGAGCAGCAGTGGCGCAGGCAGATTGAATGGCTCACGACACAGGTTCAAAACACGCCATGCCGGGCTCACCGTGTCCTGATTGACTCGATGAACATCAGTGAACGTCGTCAAGAGCAGGTAGCGTGAAGCCCAAGCCATGTTGCGTAGCGCCAAAAGGCTGTCGGCATTGGACAGATGCACCAGACAGTCACGACAGAAGACCGCATCGACAGTCGGCAATGCTCCTGAGACAATATCGAGCTGCATGAACTTGCGATGCGAAGAGCTGTACTTTTGGACGTTTCGCCATATCAACTCAGAGACAATCTCGCCGCCGATATAGGCAATGCCGTCAAGCGCCACGTCCTTCATCCAGTGAAAGTCGCCGCAGGGCGCGTCCAACAACGAGCGAACCTCCAGCTCGCGCAAGACACCCGGCAGCGCGTCCCGCAAGCGAACAGTCTGTGCGAGAGACGACCCCGGCCCCGACAGTGACTCACCGCCGCCAGCAACATTGAAGCCATCAGTGCGAGCGATGTGTGTGAAGGCAGATTCGAGCGCCGGGCGCGCAGCGCCGGGGCGCTTCCAGCCGGTAGCTGCCGACAGCTTTATTTCTAGATCATCGCTGGCGCGGTGTCGATACGTTGCCCGAGCGTCCAACGCGAGCTTCTTGTCGAAGCTGATGCCGTCGACGCGGACATACCTGATAGGCACTTTCTGACGCCACAGGTGCGCAGCGAGCAGGATCTCGTCGTGGCCGTTGTAGCCGAGATACTCGCTCGCCAGAGGCATCTCCATGAGGCCATGCAGGAGGCCCAAGCGAATCGCCGACAAGCCCGCGCCAAAGCTGCGCAGCTCGCCGTCGTAGTCGCTGATCCATGTCTTGCACCCGGCAATCAAAGCGACTGATTCAGTCGTTATCGTGTCACCGTTGGGATTGGTTCCCATAGCACTCACGGCGCCGTATTCCTCACACGCCGTCGCCATCTTGGCAACATACTGTGAGGGCACCAAGATGTCGTCGTCGATACAGAGAATCAGCTCGCTCGCTGGCAGCCCGAGCGTCTGTATCGTCTGCCAACGAGCCCCCGGACCATGCAGCGGCGTTTGCACCGACCACGCGTGCTCGACAACGAGAGTCGGAATCGACATCGACCGGGCGAAGCGTTGCAACTTTCCCAGCACAGCGGCGTCGTAGCCGTCAGGACAAACGACAATGCGATCTGGAGCACGCGTCTGGTGCTCCAGTAGTTCGAGCAAACGCAGGGTTGATTCAAGGCGCCACTGAACAGTGCCGATCAGGACCGTGGCACTCGATTGAACAGCATCCAGAGCATCCCAATGATACCCGTGAGACAAGCAGCGCTGAATCTCATCGACCTGTGGAATGGCGAGCAACGCCGACCGCCCTAGAACACCCTGCCCGCGAAGCTCGCTGCGCTTCTGGTTCAGTGTGATTTGAAGCATCTCGACAAGATCATCGGTGTCGGCAAAGACAATGCCGGTGGCGAATAAATCATCCAGCTCAGTGTCACTACCCTTTTCACTGACGACGACAACTTGATTGGCGAGCGGATAGCTGACACGCGCGACCTCCAAGCAGGCATCGGCGTAGTAGTGAAGATTAAGAACAATCTTAGACCGGGCAATCAGGTCGTCACGCTCTTTGCCATAACAAGGAACACCACCCTCGCACGGAGCAGTCACAGCAATTCCGGCTTGGCGCAAGCGAGAGATAATCTTCTGTCGTCGTTTGTTCATCGAGCCGTAGAACAAGACGTCAATATCCTGCGTGACGCTGTGATTGATTCGTTCCAGCTCGGGTGCATAGCCTATCCTGCACAACTGCACGCGTGAGCATCCGAGCTTGCGCAGCATCCGAACATTACTCGGTGAGAAATCCCAGACAACACAGCGCTGCAACAGCTTGATGTAATGCGGCAGCTTGAGCCACGGGCTGTTGAACTGCTCAAGCTGGTAGACAATCGTGTCTCTCGGCAACTTGGTGATAGTTGTGTCGTTGTCGAGTCCGTTCCCGGCAATGATTAGCAAGCGCCCGCAATCAAGTGGCGCGTGCCCGTCCCCGCCTTGTCTGGTGACGACCACAAAGCCAAGCGCGCGCAGGGCTGCCGCCAGTCCAATGACGATCTCAGCGAAGCAAAGATCCATGCTGACAGTCCAAATACAAAAGTCGGCTCTCTCTTGCGGTATGAGCGAAACAAACGGAGGAAGTGATGAAAGCGAAACGCTTTCGGTCTTCGTGCTCTCTTCTTCTTGCTCTTGCGCTTCGATGATACTTGGCGGGCGTGCAGCCAAAACGCGAGCGGGGGTACGCGAGATCGGTCTTCGTCCTCTGCCTCTACCTCGCCCGCGCATTTGTGATGCGGACGCTACTGTGCCCGTGCTACTTTTGCAACACCATGCTCACATCGTCACCTTGCCGTACTCAATGGAGACAACGGAGATACCATGCTGATGCTCAAATGCGACGCGAAAGACTGCACGAGTGCCGTGCCCACGAGAGGACCATCGGGCGGCTGCTTCAACCACCAGCACGGCAAGACGCCGCCCGGCTGGCACACCGTCGAGATCGAGGAGCCGTACACGCCGCCTGAGCCGACCATCGGCGGGCTCGCGCGTGCCTTCATGGACTACGCAGGGGTCGTCGGCGCGGCCTTGCAAGCTGACCCCGACCTCGCGGCGTTCGCCGCGACACCCGAAGGCAGGACGATCATCCAGAAGGCCATGGCGGCACTCCAGAGCGCCATGGAGAAAGAGCCACCTGCACCGCTGCGCTCGCGCATCTACAACATCGGCGCGACACGCACCCGCCGCGCGCACCTGTGCGAGAAGCACGCGCTGCCCGTCATCGAGCCCGGCGAAGTTGTCGACGCCGAGTTCGAGAACGTGATCGCTGATGCCTACCCCAGCTTCCATCCCTCCTACCCCGGAACGTGGCGCGGCGACGGCGGCATCCACACCCGCCCCTTCCACGACGTCAACGGCCCCATCGTCGACAAGCCTGCATTGGATTGAGTCCCGTGCGGATTGCCCACGAGGTCATGGCGACGGAGTCCTTGCCGCCACTCAATGCCGAGACGTACTTCACGACTGGTCCAACGGGATGTTGATTTCCAAGCCGAGCACGCGCCAGTAGAACGAATCAGACCCGTGAGCCTCAGAGTAGACCCACAAGCGCCACGGAAGCGCAGACGCTTTGCTTATGGCATAGGCCCACGGCAGACACCAATGCAGGCCGATGTGAATGCCAGCAATCTCCAACGTACAGTGCAGCGGGCTCGTCCAATGAGTCCAAAGGTGAACGTCTGTGATTCTCACGTCGTCACCTTGCCATACTGCTTGAAGTGCTGCTCGAACTCGTCGACGCGCTTGCCCCAATAGAGGAAGACCGAAGGGAACTTGGCAGAGTCCTTCATGCCAATCCTGAGCACGTTGTCGACGAAGGCCACCCGACGACCATACCAGCAAATCAATGCCGGTCGAGCAGACCGAAACCACTGCGTATCGAACCTGCCCGGCGTCAGCGAAACGCTTTCGGTGCCCTTGTCGCCTTCCTCGTTCATCTTCGCCACCCACGGCTTGCAGTACTTGCCGTAAGGATGATTTACATAAGCGATTTCGCCGGGTTGCAGGACACTCTTCCAATCGCTTTGTAGTCCGTCGACGGCGTGGATGTCAAACTGACATTCGCATTCGACACCACCGAGCAGCTTGCCCGTGCCAAAGCAATCCTCACAGATGTTCGGCCACGTCGCCCGAGGTCCAAACCACTCGACACGAGCCTTGACCGTACTGTGAATGTTCGAGCATGGGTCTAAGCCAATGGGAGCAAAGGCGCGGACGATTGCAAGCTCACGCTCATGCGAGTTGACGTGAACGTTGTCGCTGTTGCCGTCTTCGCTGTAGTTCGCTCTCGCCATGCCCTCAATCCCCTCTGCATCGAAGATGCCTGCATAGGTCATCTTGATTAGAACGCTCGTCGGGTAAAGACCTTGTTCTTCGGAACCCAAAGAACCGTTCGATCGCCAGCCACCAAAGTAACTTCCCATTCTTCAACGCCATCAGCGCGCCGATTCGCCCTATGAATCTCTACCAGTGCATAGCACTCGCTCATGTGCTTCTCGGTTCGCGGAACGTGGACTTCCACAAAGCCGAACCCACCAACAACAACTCCGGTAGCCGCGTATTCGACCATGTTCAAACCTCCGACCAACGAACGCCGACGTCAGGCTCGGCGGGAAAGAGAATCGACGCGTCGCCGATGTTCACGCGCATCGTCATTGCCAGCTCTAGCAGCTTGGCGGCTTTGGCAGCGTCCTCCTCGTCGCATTCACCGACCAGTGAATCGTGGCCGTTGATCAACAGCCACACAGGAGCCTTCCAATCACCATAGCCCTCGGCTCTTCTGTCACTCACCCACTTGGCATCGAGCAGGCCGTTCTTGTAGAGCATCCCGAGGTTGAGCCACGACGGCTGCGTCAGCGCCACGAACCGGAAGATAGCCCTCGCAATCAACGATGCGCCGAAGGCTTGGACCGGGAAGTTGTAACAGATATTGGGATTGAAGTGCCCGAGCGGGAAGAGTCGAACCCGGTATCCCAAGACCTCTCGGATCTCTCTTCGCAATCTCGCGTCTGTCTCCATCCGATTGCGCCAGCGGTTGACTCCCTCCAGCACTCGGTTGCACGTCTCGAAGAATGCCTCGGCATCAGACAGAGTCAGCGTCTCCTCGTCGGGCAGACGCATGCGCCATGTCTCGTAAATCTTCATGGCTCCTGCGCCGTAGATGCAGCCGAACTCGCCGTTCTTCGAGACGTCGCGGAGCTTGCTCCAATTCTTCTGAAGCCGCAGCACAGCATTCCAATGCGCCCGCTCGATGTCGTTCTGCGCTTCAGCAATCTTCTTCTTGGTGAATGCTGTGTCCTTGGGCTTGACGCCGTGCTTCGCCAGCTCAGCTTCGATCTGAGGAAAGACCTTCGGGAAAGCGATTCGCGCGAAGGCGGCGTGCGGGTCTTCGCCACGATTGAAGATGTCCAGCAGGAACTTGTCACCACTGATCAGCGCGACGATGCGCAGCTCTTGTTGGGCTGAGTCAGCTCCGAAGAGCATACGCCTGTAGCCTTCGAGAGCACGACTCAGGACTTCGGGATGCGCTTTCGAGCCGAGTGACAGAATTTGAGCCGCACTCGGCGCGCAGACAATCGAGCGCGGGTTCTCGATCGGCGTGATGTACGCGCCTTTTTTCTTCCTCTTCCAAGTCCCATCGTCATTCGTCTCCGGGGGCCAGCTACTCACCTGCTTGGGGACGTTCTGGGTTTTCCCAGCAGACCATCGTCCAGTGACTTTATTCACGCTCCAATCAGGGTGCAGGCGTCCATCGAACATCACTGGCAGACCGTCGATGTAGGTCGCGAGCAACTGCTGCGCTTCTCGTAGGTCAATCAACTGCCGCAGCAACGGGTGGCGCATCGATGCCAGCTCCATTGCGTTCTTGTCTGTGATCGGAGCGCCCTTACTCGTGTACGCCGTGAAGGGAATCCTGAGCACTTCAAAGAGAGCGACGATGTCTGCTTTGGCTTTGGGCTTGAAGAAGCCGATGTCTGTCGGCTTCTTCTCTCGCTCGGCGATCTCGCGATAGCGAATCGCAACCCGGTCGAGATAGCTCTCGGGGTCTTTTTTCCTGACTTTGTTGGCGTTGTTCTTGGCGAGCTGGACGCGCCATGGCTCAGCGATGTCCGTGAAGCTCTTGGTCAACGACTCCCGCATGTACTTGAGGCGGGCGTGCTGAATGTCGCTATGTCGCTTCTGCTCGACGCGATCGACGTAGAAGCCGATCTTGCGCATCTCGGTCGCGACGCCCGCACACTGGCGGTCGACTTCGTAGACCTTCTCGGTCTTGTGGGCCTTGATCATGTTGATCAACGGCCCAACCAACAATGCTGTCGCGTGCGCGTCTCTGAAGTTGTAAAGCACCAACGTCGCGAAGTCTTTTGTGCCCTTTCGGAATTCGTTTTTCCACGGCGGCGTGATGAGAAACTGCGTGGCTACTTGGTCGAGCTTGTGTGGCAGGCCGGGGAACGCTGCATGGTGAAAGAGCAACGTGTCGTCGACGATGCCGAGCACCGGCAGCTCGTGTCGTGGCAGGACACAGGTGTCGTAGGTCCGGTTGTGGAAAACGATGTGGATATGTGGATCAGCGAGCAGTTCGCGCATGATCCCGAGCGCCTGCGGTACGCGCTGCCATGCCTCCCACGTCGCACTCAAGCCGCCCAACGTCGTCGCGAAGCCGATGGCAGTCAGGTTGGCGAGAAGTGAATTCTTGCCGTCTGTCTCGACGTCGCAGGCAAAGCGGCCCTCGGTACGCGCTTCGTCGGCGAGGCGCTGTGCGGCAGCAATCAGCTCGTCGGCGTGTGCTTCGTCTCCAACGACGCCTGCGCCAGTGGCATTGGTCGTCGCCCGAAACAGCTTGCCTTCTTCACTGTGGACGAACAGGTCACATTCGTCGCGCCACGGTGACGCAAGGCCCTGCGCGACGTTCCACGCCTTCAGGACGTCGTACAGGAAGAAGTAGAACAGGAGGTCTACGGCGCTGCTTCCCTCGTCTCCCGGTCCCTCGGCCTCGGCGTCACCGCCTCGAAGAATGTGCGCCGGATGAAAAGTTGTAAAGAAGCCTGACGGCTTCCACTTGGTCGCGACGTCAGTACCTAAGTCCAGCATTGCACCGCGCAGGACGGTAATGCCGCTCTTCTGCTGTGGCGAGAGAGACTTCAGGGCGCTCGCACCGAGCCCAAGAATGACTTTGGGCTGAAGCCTGTTCAGCTCAGCGAGCAGGCGCGGCCTGCACGCTTCGACCGCACGACGCTTGATGTCGTCAGCCGCAGATGGGATTGGACCGCAAGCAGCGCAGTTCAGGATGGCGATTTGGTTTCGTGGGATCTCGGTCTGATTCAAGACCGTATCGAGCATTTTTCCGCTCGCGCCGACGAATGGGGCACCTACTTGACATTCTCTCCTGCCGGGCGCTTCCCCTACCAAGGCCAACGCTGGCGAACCATTGCTGTGCCATTGTGTAGCTACAGGCTTGGATGGAGCGCCGTCGCGCCCTAGAGGACACTCCCAGCATCTCGCCCCGTCATCGAGCAGACGCTTCTGCAAGACGGTCAGGCGAACAACAGGCGTAGCGACTGCCGTGCTCACCGTGAGCCGTGGTTCTTCCGGGCAAGAATCTCATTGCTCCAGCTCGCGTAGGTCTTGTCGACCTTGGCGACCGCGTTGCTCATGTTCTGTCGCTCTGCCACCGAGAACGTTGCGCCGCGCTGGTCAGCAGGCACTTCTTTGACGCCGACAGGGCGTGTGCGCTTGAATGGATTGGCGAGCTTTGGATCACAAGCCCATTTGCAGGTGCCATCTTTGCGCAGGTGTTCGAGACACACTTTGCAACTCGCCATGGAATTCACTTCCCTCCAGAAGTACGAGAGAGCCCCGGATGGGTTTCCCACCACGGCAGGCCGTCGGTCATCGACCAGTCGTATAAGCCCACACCGAGCTTGTCGCGCAGTCTCTTGTGGTCTTCTTGGAGCGCGAGCAACTGCGCGACGCTGGCGTTCGTAATTTGCGATCGATCGTGGCGTGCCAGCGCTGCCTGAATCTCGCGATTGCGATTTTCATACGATTCAAGAAGCTGCTTCTCGACGCCGCTCTTCTCGGCTTCAAGCATGTTGACTTGATCTTGCAGCGCGCGCACGCGCTGCTTGAGCTGAGCGTTCTCACCAGCTTCTACAAGAGCCGAATGCTGCCGATCGATCCAATCGAGCGCGAGCCGCAACTGCTTGCGCAGCTCGCCACCGAGAACATTCATCCCGGTTTCGACGGCAGTTCGCGCAACGATAGCGTCCTTCAGCTCACGCGCCGACCAAGGCGGCATCAGATTCATCTCCCCAGCGAGAGAAAGTACAACCGGGAGCACCACGCGGGCGAGGCGTGGTGCTCCCGTTCATCGTTGCTGACTACGCGGTCGCGCCCGCGGGCTTGGTGCGCGTGCCGGTCTTGGCAGCCGTCGCCGCGCCGTTCGCGCCGCCAAGCGCGGGCAGCTCGTCCTCGTCGGCCTGCGGGGGGAACTTGGCGTCGTACTTCGCCTTGATCGTCCCCTTGAGCTTGCTGCTGTCCACCGGGCCGTCCGGGTCGAAGCCGATGCCGATGAGGGCCTCGCGCGCCGTCTCCTTGGACTTCATGTCGAGCTTGATCGCCGCACGGTACGCGAAGACCGTGTCGTCGTTGATCTCGCTCTCGGGCTTGAAGCCCGTCGTGCCGGTCGCAGCACCCGCGCCGTCGACCGTCGCCGTCGCGCCTTCGGTCGGCGCGCTGCCCTCGGGAGCCCACGGAGCCGCACCGCCGCCCTCGACGTTCGCGCCCGGCGAGCCGCCGTCCTTGGCATCGAGGTACTTCTTGGCCTCGGCGCTCGCCTTCTCCGCGTTGAAGCCCTTGGGGACCTCGGCACCGAACGCGCGCTCGTTGCACACGCGGTCGTTGACGTAGATGACCGTCTCGCCCTGCGAGTTCATCGTGGGCTTGGCCTTCTCCCAGACGACGGAGCCCTCGAACTCGCGACCGATCCACGCCGACCGCGCGATGCGACCGGGCGGGATCTTGAGCGTGCTGATGTAGTGCGCGAGACGCCCCCGCATGAACTTGGGGCTTTCCTTGGAGCCCGCGAGGAGAACCTTCGTGTTCATGCCGACCGCACTCGCGTCGGGGTGCGCGAGCACCGCGAGCGTCAGCGCGAGCATGTTGTGGGGCTTGTCGCCTTCCTTGGGCTGGATCGCGGCGTCGACGATCTTGAAGCGCGCGCAGTCACAGACCGGGACGCGCGCGAAACCGCCGCCGCGTCCGTCTTCCGTCTTCGTCGACGCCATGTACTCGGGCGTCACGAAGTCCATCACGAAGTCCTGCGAAGGCTTGTCCTTGTCGGCCATGTTGGTATTTCTCCTCAGTGGGCGTTGTACTGCTGGTACTACTCCAGAGACGAATTACAGAATCGGTTTCCTACGCCTCGCTCTAATCCAATTCGAGCGGCGGAAGGGGCTCGGGGTCGAGCAGGTTGATGTCGGGCAGCTTGGCGGGAGCAGCAGCCACGATCGTCTTTGCCGGTGGCATTGCTACCACACTTCCCGGCGCGACAACATAGCCTTCGTGATCGACCGTCATTTCGCCCGACAACAACTGCTCCAGCTTGCGATAGCTCGGGTTGCGCACGAGCGGGGGGAGCTTGTTGCCGAACCTGTGACGGCACATATACGGGCCGTAGGTCGTCAGGTGAAGCACGCGGTCGACGACGCTGTTGCCTTTGTCTTCGGTGCGCAGATAGCCGAAGAGCGACGTCGCCGCGGGAATGGTCTTGGAAATCGCCTTGCCCGCCGTGAGAATGCCGGTCGGGGCCTTGTCGACCTCTTTCTCGGGCGCGGACAGGGCATTGTAGACAAGCCGACAATTCGGGAATGCCTTGATGACCTTGTCAATGAAGTTGATGTGCTTCATCAGGGCCATGTACTTGACCCAGCCGTTCGCCTCTTCGGGCGCGGCGTCGATGACGTCGTTGGTGTAGTAGCTCAACTCAACGCAGACCGTCTCGATCTTGCCCGCACGGATCTGCGGGATGATGAACTGATTGAAGTCCCGCATCATCTCCAGCATCGAGGAGACGCCGAAGATTTGCACTGGCACTTTGGGGTCATAGAGGTTCGCCCGATCCATCGTCTGAATCGTGACGAATCCCTCTTCGCGCGTGCTGCCGATCCACGCGGGCTTCGGGTACGTGCAGCACAGGTGCGTCTTTCCTGCTCCCGAGCCGCCGAAGATCATGCTCGTCTTGATGTGGGGCTTGGCATTCATATCAATCCGAGGCATTGGTCTTCTCCGCAGGTGTGTTGTCCGTATCCGTGAGCGCGACGTAGAGCATTCCGCCAGCGATCGTGAGCATGAGCACGAAGAAGCAGGCAGCGAAGAACAAGCGCGTGCGCCGTTCACGCCGCTCGATGTCCCAGACAAATTCGAGCTTGCCATCGCGCGACATGCGTAATCCCTTTCCTGCTCTTCCCTTACCGGGAAGGTGATAACTCTTGTGCCCTCGCTTCAGGGCATACTTGCCCTTGCCCTTACCCACTGACGCAGGCGTGCCACTCGGGGCAGCGACCGTACCTACCCCAGCACGAGTTGAAGTGCTTGGGGAAAGCTCCCGTCGCGCGCCAAAGCTGGACTTGACCGTCAGTCCAGCGCAGCCACTTCTCGTGCAGCTTGACGTTGCCGGGAGCAACCGGGATTTCCATCCGGTGAAAGTCGGTCTTCTTGCCTTTGCTGACGATGTCAATAATCACGCCCGCGAGCGGCCCGAACTTCTTTTCACAGCCGCTCGCCTTCCAGCACATGATCTCGCCGAGGATTTCTCCATCGAGCGTCCAGCCGTCGATCGCTGCCTCACCGAGCCACGCAGCCGTCTTGCGCTCCATGACGACCACGCCGCCCTCTTTGAAGAGAGTCGGCTCTTTGTCGTAGGAATGCGCGATGACGAGCGGATCGTTCGGCCCGAGGCGCATGATGGCGTCGTAGCGGCAGGTGTAGCCGGTCAGCGGATGCCGCGCGAGCCACTCGATCGCCAACGGCGTCATGTCCTCGCGACTTCCCCATTCGGCTGTATGGGCATCGAAGGCTTTTTCAGCAATCAGAATGAAGTTGATGCTCGGACGCTTGGGCTCGTTGACGCCATCGCCACCGAGCAGCTTGTCTTCTTTGCCCTCGGCCATGCGCTTGAGGAGAGCGAGCAAATCATCGGCTGCTGTCGGCGGGATTTTGACGAGCTGGGCGTCGCCGGGCTTCGGCTGGCGCTTGCGCCCGGTGGCGGTCTTGGCGTCCGCGAATTCACTTCGACAGAGGCCACGGTCCTGCGCCCATGTCTCGCCGAGCCCACCTGCATAGAAGTAGGCTTGCAGCGCGTGGTACATACCGCCGATCTGAAGCGGCTCAGCGGGATTGCCGCGCTCGGTTCCGTCGCCGCGTTCGTAGGTCTGCTTGAACAGGTGCGGGCAGAGCTGGGCGACGCTGTAGAAGCTCCAACCGCGCCCGGAAGGGCCACCGAGCAGCGGCAAACCGAGATGCGTCGCTGCGATGTCGATGGCATCGTCGAGGGGCAAACACGCCTCGACGTCGGTCTGCGGTGGCGACGGGATCGTGAAGTCGACGAAGTTGGGATCATTGACGTCGACAAGAGTAATCGAATTGCTCACGAGGCGTCTCCGTTCGGGGGTGCCTGCTCTTCATCGTCTTCGACGACTTCGCCGTTGCCTTGCGGCCATTCGACCATCATGGTGTCGGCGAGAATGGCGAGAATCGCGCCGTCGCCGCGCTTGAAGAGAAAGGACCCCGGCTTCTTGGCTGACACCCTACCAAGGGCCTCCAGCTCCACGCCTGCGCCGGTCATCACATGCTGACCAGCCGCCGCCGTCTTGGCGGGAAACGACGGCGAGACGCGTTGCGCCTCGGTTCCCTCGTCTTCGACCTCGATCTGCTCCTCGACAACCACCGGGATGCTGCGCGCAGGACGCCTCGCTGCGACGCGCGGCTCGGTGAAGCGCGGCGGGGGTGTAGGACGACGGTCGCCCGCAGGCTTGACGAACTTACGCCCGGCTTGCTTGGCGGCGCGATCGGACTGCTTGGCGGCAGCATTCATCTCGCCAATCGCCATCGCAACGAGCCGCTGGCACTTTGAAGACAAGTCCGCTCGCTCTTCGCTGTAGGGACGCTTCTCGCCGACCTTGTAGGGCGTCGTCTTGTTGTCGAGAGCGGCTTCAACGCCACGGGCAATCGCATCGAACAGGACGGCAGCGCTCACGAGCTATACTCCTCATCGTTCACGAAGACGCTACCGTCTTTCCTCCACCACTCGATGATTGCTTTTGCTCCGAAGGCAGCGATGACCGCAACAGAGAAAACGAGGTCCCCCTCGGCGCGGAGCTTGCCCCCCTCGGCGCAGAGCTTGCCCCCCTCGGCGCGGAGCTTGCCCCCCTCGGCGTAGAGCTTGCCCCCCGCGGCGTAGAGCTTGTCCCCCTCGGCGCAGAGCTTGCCCCCCGCGGCGTAGAGCTTGTCCCCCTCGGCGCGGAGCTTGAAACGAACACCGAACGCCGCCTGTATTTCGACTGATTTTGCCATTAGAACAAGTTCTCCTTTTTCGCAAACCACTGAGGAATGACGAGAGTGCCATAGTCACCGAGTTCCTTGACGTCCGACGCTTCGCAGATCACAGACTTGGGAACCCACAACTCCTCACCCGAGGAGTGCTCGACCTTGAGAGCTTTCGCCGTCTCGCCGATACACGTCGCACGCGGGATCTCGTGATCTTCTTCTCGCCGATTGAAGTCAGCCACAGCTAGTAGCCTTTCTTGTACTTGCGTGGATTAACCCACGTTCGCTCACGCGCGTTCATCAAGGCTCGTCGCGCATCGGCACCAATGCCATAGCGCAACGCCGCTGCTATCTCGTCGGGAGTACCGCTGGCAACCAAAGCAGCGACAATGCGCATGCCGTTGGGTGCATCGAACATCCCGTCAATGCTCTGCGCGATGGTGGTCGTCACGACATGCCGCGGTCCTGTGTACTCGATGATGCGGAGGACACGAACGATCTTGATGTCGTCGAGCGCCATTTGGCTTCTACTCCTTGTCCAGCTCGGCGCAGACAAAGTCTGCGATTCGCACAGCCGCCACTGCGAGCTTCTTGGCGATCTGCTCGTTGGTGTCCTTGGAATTGCCCTTGACGATGTTGCCGTCGGCAAGCAATCCCTGAATCACCGCCGCCGCGAGAAGTGTGCGCCTCGTCTGCGACGTGAAGTCGAGGCAGGAATAATCAGCCATCGACGCGCTCTCCCGGTGTCGGCTCCCGCCACTGGCGCTGCTTGGCACCATTGGCCTTGCGCCCGGTGCGCACGATGCCGCCCGTCGCGGACTTCTTGCCGCGCTTGGGCTTGGTGCGCAGCTTGTCCTCGGGGAATACCATCTTGCCGTTCTTGTCACGCAGGGACATCGGTCTTCTCCTTGAGAGGAGGGGCGTCCTCACTCTCGGTGGGATCGGCGTAGTTCATCAGGCGAAGCTGGTACTGCATGAGCATCTTGTCGGCGATCAACGCCGCCCGCTCACTCACGTAGTCCGCGTCCGTATAGCCCTCGATCGTCTTGGGCGGCGGATCACTCTCTTTGTCCCGAGAGATCATGTAGGCCGGGAGCGCGCTCTTGTAGCACTCCAGCCAAATCTTCAGCTCGGCGATCTTCACGAGCCGTGCTCGCTCGGCTCGCCGAAGACGTTGAAGAACTCGTCCATCGACGTGACGATCTCGGCTTCGCGGTACATCAACTCAGGCTCGATCTTGTCGAGCTGCACCACGACGCCGCGCTTGCCCTGCCCCATCGCATAGCCGAACTCCCACGAGGCTGAGCGCCCCGATGGAAGGACGAGAACGCAGGTATCACAAGCCTTCAGCGCACCGATGTCGTGATCGTACCCCGCAACGGCGATCGGGTGCTGCAACGCAGCACGATACTGCTCGGGCGTCCACGACTCCCAGCCGCCGTCGATTTCCTTCCACGAGAAGCCATTGTTACCGGGAGACGGATGGCGGAAGTCGTAGACCTCGTGACCACACCGTCGCAACGCGAGCACGATGCCCGGCTGCAAGAGATTACGCCATGATGACGCAACGTAGATTTTCACGATTCTCCTCCAAGGTCGTCCCACTCGGATGCTGCTTCTTCGAGACGAAGCAGCGTCCGAAAGAAAGTGTCTTCGGCACGGACAATCGCCAGCGCAGCGTTGATTGCCGGGTCGTTGACTTCGCGCAGAAACCACGCACGCCCGGCGTCTGTCGTGAACATATGCCAAACCCAATCAAGAATGTTCATTCGTCGTCTCTTGCTTCGAGGAGCCGCTCGGCCATTTCATCGAGACTGCGACTCGGAGCGATGCCGAACGTCTCCCCGAGAACTTCAGCACAGCTTCCAACCCCGGCTTCGAGCCCGAGTGCTCTCGTGGTCCCGAGCTTTGATACCAACGACTGAGCCAATCGAATGTCCGAGTCACAGTCGGCGACCATGAACACGCTCGACACGCTATTGACACCGTCAAAAGGACGCATCTCGGGCTGGGCGATGTTGGTCGGGTTCCAGTCCAGCTCGGCGAAGAACTCGTGCGAGGCCCACGTCAGGGCCACAGCCGTTCCCAGAGATGCCATGGTCGCGACCAACACGCGAGGACCAATGCCGCTCGCGGCGTCACGCAGGATTTCTTCGCGCTCTTTGGGGGGTACTTGGCCGTGAATCGGATCAAAGACCCGAATTGATTTCGCGCGCAGCTTCTCAACCAGCTTGAACGCGACATCACGGTGCCATACCCAGCCGATACACGAGTGCCCGTTGGCAATGGCGTCTTCGATTTGCAGCACAGCCGCATCGGTCTTGGCTTCGGCGAAGAGCCGCCGCAATCTTGCCAAGTGCCCGACTTTGGTCTGAAGACCATCCGTCATCTTGCGAAGCTCGGACGCGAGCTGCTCGACCTCCCAGCGCACTTTCTCGGGAATCGCGACCAGTTCTGTACTGCGCGAAATCGGCGGCAGGTTCGGCGCGATCTCTTTCCAAGTGCGTCGAATCAAGACTTCAGACAAACGCGCCTTCAGTTCATCAACCCGTGTCGGAGCACCCATCTGATAGCCATGGGCTCCCGGCGTCGCGCCGACCCAGCGGCGCCCAAAATCCCAATATTTTCCAAACGCACCGGGGACAGCAATGTCGAGCGGTGCCCACAGGCCATCAATGCGATTGGAAATCGGCGTACCAGACAACATAATTGCACGCGACGCGACCGTGTTGATGCGGCGTAGGCCCTTGACGGTCAGGTTGTGTCGATTGCCAAGGCCGACCATGTGGAACTCGTCGACAACCAATGTCCCGAGCGGCTCGAAAAGCGTCCATTGCTCAGACCACGGAAAGACGATCGCGTGCGACATGAAGACTACACGCGGCTTGAGCTGTCCCATCGCGAAGAGCGATGTTGTCGAAAAGCAACGGATCGCTTTCGTCATGGTCAACGGCGGCAGCTTCGGATCGACCGTCCTACCTTCGAGAGCAATGAAGCTCGGAACGTCGCGATGGACAGTACAGAGCCGCGAGCAAGTAATGCACGTCTCGTCAGCACACCACCCGAAGCGACGAGCGGCCCACTCGTGCCACACGAGACGCGACGCAAGAGGGCCAACAACAACCATCATGCCGTCGTTCGGCTCATGTGCGTACATCGCTGTGGGAGTCTTACCCACACGCTGTTCTTGGCTCAGAATCACGCCACGTCGGGCAGAAACGAAATCCCGATCGAGCTTCTGATACGACCGCAAGACGTCCTCGCCGTACTTGTGCGGCGAAGGAGCATCATCAACCGGGACAACCAAGCCCAATGCTGGCAGGTGCGTCCGATGGACGTAGCGAGGCCACGGCGAGAGCTGGCCTCCGGTCTTGGGCTCGCGAACGCCGGGAATGACATACGGCGGCAAGCCGGTCTTCTCGTGAATCTGTTTCCACGGCACGCGGAACCAGTCACGCTCGCCGACTACTGGCGTGACAGGAATACCAGCGTTGCCTTGTGCGAGAACGACAGGCATTAGCCGAGAGAGAACCCGCCACTGACCTTGGCATCGGCATTCAACTCGGCGAGCACCATCGCGATGTCATCACCCGCACGCAAGCGCGACAATGCTTTCGAGACGCGAAGGACAGCCGGATGCTCAGAGTGATAGGCGCTCTTGAGCTTCGCCAAAGTCACTTCAGCGCGCTCAATGCTGATCCGCCGCCGATTGACTTCGTTCGCTTCGAGCGAAGCGACCATGGCAACGCTCTGCACATCGAGCATGAGCTTCGCGGCGGCTTGCGCCGTCGCTTCGTCCGCACCATCGAGCCGCCCGATGACATACGCGCCGAGCGCGAGTCCTCGCAGGTGATTCATGAGAAGATCCATGTCACCTTCGTCATTGCCCCCGAGCTTCTTTGACGAGCGCATCGATCGGCTCGTCCCACGCCTTTCGCAGCAAAGCGAAGCGATCACAAATCCGCGCTGCCGGAACATTCTCCAACATCAAGGCATCAATGGTCTTGACTGCCTCTGCCTCGGGACCGATGACGTCCAAGTCTAACTTGGTGCTCACCGCGCCACCGGCTTCTTTTCGTCCCACGCTGGGTCCGAGGGGTCTTTCGCCAACTCGACGAGCTGGTGAACCGTCTCGTGGAAGCGCCCGGTCTTCTCGGCAATGAAGAGACGGACCTCTTCAACCTCCAACAGACCGAGCAGCGACCGCCTGACACGGTCATTGCGATCGACCTGTGCTGCTGCTCGCCGCTGGCCGACCAGCGCCGCGGCGAACGCAGCGCGGTTCATGTCGACCGCCTCGTGAAAGGCGTCCTCGTTGACAAAACCCAGCTCGCGGAGGTCTTCGTCGTAGGACTGCGTGCGCGCCTGCGAAACGGCTTCCTCGTGCTCGACAAAGGGAGCAGGCAAGCCCGCCTTCACCTTCGCCTTGGCATGCTTCGGCTTGGGATTGCGATCGGCAAAGCCGCCACGCAGAACAGGCAAAGCGCGACGCGAACTCGCGCCCTTCTTGGGCTTAGACATTCGACACGTCTCCATCGACAACGAGAAAAGAGACTCCCGTTCTCGCACGGCATTGCAATCACGTCAAACAAAAAATTAGAGGTATCACCTAAGACCATATGAAATGCCTACTTAGAGTGAATCGACTGTAAACATCTTGCCAATCACCAACGCCTTGAGGTAGAAGCGCAGACTCCTGCGGCCCGCCGACCGCCCAACGCCAACTTTGGGGAGCGAGATGTCCTTTCAGAAAAGCCTGCGGCCCTCGTAAATGTCAGCGCCATCGCTGCCTCCGTTGCCCGACGATGAAGACGTCGGCGTGGACGACATCACCCTGCCACCGTTGCGTAGCACGCTGGTAACACCTCCAGCTCCAATCACGCTGACGCCGGGGATGATCAATCGAGCAGACGCCGAGAAGCACATCAAGCTGCTCTTTGGCGACGCAGACCCCACCAAGACCGTCTGCGTCTTCCAGATCGTCCCTCACCCCGACGACAACATGATGCACTACACCAAGGACGGCGTGCGCAAGGCGCGCAATCCAATTCTCGTCGGGACACTGGACGAATGCTGGAAGGCGATCTCCAACTACAACTCGCCACAACGCAAGGCAGCTATCTACATCAGCGTCAATGCCTGCGACACGACCGGGTACACGCCGCCAGCCGAGATGACTGAAGTCCTCTACTCGCGACCCAAGACGGCTCCCGATGCGATCGTCAAGATGCTTGTCTACGATGACGACGGGACGTGTGAGACGCCTCCTGCTCCCAAGCTACCACCGACGGCAATTCTTCAAACATCCAACAGCGACCGCAAGAAGCACGGTTACTTCGCCATCAACAGCGGAGAGCCTATTGCCCGTTGGACTGAAGCTGAGCTACAGCTCGCATGCCACCTTCAGACCGACAAAGCCATTGCTAAGAGTCCCCGCCAAGTCTTGCGTCTCGCGGGCTCGTGGAACTGGAAGCGCAAAGATCCCTACCTCACTCGTTGGGTGAGCTTCAACGAAACGATGTCGCACACGTTGACGGCAATGATAGATGCTCATCCTATCCTCGAAAGCAATGCAACCGACACGGGTGTACGTAAGCACGAACCAATTACAGATTGGACACCAACCGAAGATGCACTCACCAACGCTCACCGCGTCGAGAGCTGGCTGATAAAACAGAAAATCGAATTCTCTAAAAAAACACAATTCCATTGGGATCTCAAAGTATGTCCAACCGATCCCGCACACCCTATTCCATACACTCGGATGATTTCGATTATTCCGACCGGAGCGATTCTCTCATCCTGTTTTCACAATCATTGTGGAAACAACGCGCAATCATGGATGAAGGTCAAAAAGCTCATCGGCGGTTGGGGTGAGAGTGGTGATTGGGGGTTCAACCGGGGAGATCACCCCGAGTTGGCAGCGAAGCTCAACAGCGATCTCAAAGGTGACAGCTTCGAGGATGTCGTCCACAGCGACGGACAACACTACAGGTGTGATCCAGCGACGAAGCAATGGCATCCCATTCTCGCCGACGATCTCACACGCATCGTCAGCAGCTATGCCGGGATGATTCAAGGGATCACGAAGCGCCTCGCTCTAAAAGACAGCGACATCGTCGGTACAATCCGCCTCGCCAGCAAGTTGATTAACCAGCCTGACTTCTTTGCGCTGGCACCCGCAGGCGTCCCGTTCAGAAACGGCTTCCTGCGCTTTGCTGACGGCGTGACTATTCTGGAGCCGTTCACCGCTGCGCACCGAATTCGCTCAACGATGCCTTACGATTATGACCAAGAGGCGCGAGCCGCCCGCTTCTTGCTCTACCTCGACGAGTGCTTCATCAACGACGCTGACAAGGCGCAGAAGATCGCGTTTCTGCAAGAGTGGATTGGAGTCACGCTCTTCGGCGAGGCGTGGCGCTTCGAGGTCTGCGCGATGCTCACCGGACTCACTCAAAACGGCAAGAGCGTCCTGATCGACATCCTGAGCGGTCCTAACGACCACGTCCCCGGCCTCTTCCCGCAGGCATTCACGTCGACCATCAAGCCCCAAGACCTCGACGGCGAGGGGGTGCGTGCTGCGCTGCGCGGCAAGCTCCTGAACGCCGTCAGTGAAATCCCCGAGCGCGACATCTTGGCGTCGGCGTCGTTCAAGGAGATCGTCGGCGGCAAGCTCATTCGGGCACGGGAATTGTATAAGGGCAGCTTCTTCTACAGGCCGCGGGCTGGACATATGTTCTCGGCGAACGACCTCCCCGCCTCCAACGACTACACCCCGGCGTTCTTCCGACGCTTCGCGGTCATCCACTTCAACAGGCACTTCCAAGCCCACGAGCGCGACCTGAAGCTCGCCGAGCGCATCGCGATGACGGAGCTGGCAGGGATCGCTCTCTGGGCGGTCGAGGGCGCAAGAAGGGCTCTTACGCGAGGCAGCCTGCTCCTGCCACCTTCGGCAGAGACATCGGGCTTCGACTGGCAGCAGGACATCGACCCGGTGATGCGCTGGGTCAACGAGACGACCGAGATCGTAGCTACCCCCCTCGGGACGACGCTGGACGATCTCTACGAAGCCTACGCGTATTGGGCGTCCAAGAACGGACATGCCAAGATGTCGTCGGCGACGTTGCGTCGGCGTCTGCGTTCCCTCCGCGTCGGAACCTACCCTGTGGTGACGCTTTCAGGACAGCACCAGACCATGTATTCGATACGAGTTCGTACTTCGTGCCTGCCTCCCGGCAGTCTCGTCAACTAAGTAAGCTTTTCAAAAGCTTTTCAACTTTTTCGTCGTTTCCGCGATTTCATTCAAGGTTTTCAGGTTTTCACGCCTGCATAACTTCTCTCTACAGAGAGGTACTTGCATAACAAACTCGTATTTTGTGTTTTTCGGTCCTCTAAAGCTAATTACGAGTTTGTCATACAAGTACCTCTGATCCTAGACCACTTTTATTCGATGAAAACCTGAAAACCTTTGGTAGTTGGTGGTGTAACTTGATGGAACACAAACGGAAAAAAGGTTTTCACCAAAACGCCCTATTTTGAAAACCTTTGGTTGTCTTAGGCCAGCGCCGTGCGAGCGGTGGACCAAGGCGCATGAACAAGTAGCAAGCCGTGTCGTTTTTTTGTTGCTGTTTTGCTACTGGCGTGTGAAGGTGGAGAACTTGCGGTTTTCGCAGAGGAGCATTCAAATGGCACTCATCAGTGAACGTGAGGCCGCAGCGCGCCTCGGGATCTCGTACCGATCGTTGATGTTGGCGCGGCTCGACAAGAAGTTGTCGTTCCCACACATCCGCGTGCCTCCGCGGGCGGTTCGCTATGACAGCGACGACATCGACGCCTTCATTCGCAAGGCCAAGACAGACTCTCTTGGTGGTGCTGAATGGGTCGAGAAGGTCGCCACCGACGAGGAATATCGTGCATGGCAGGCTTTTCAGAAGCACGACGACGCAACGTTGGTGGCAGAGGCTCGATCCATGCTGCTTCTCGAAGGTGCGGAGTTCATGGAGTCCCGCTGCGGGACCATGCTCAAGCAGCGTAACTTGTGGCCTCTGCCTCCGCTCGGCGCGGTTATCTCGCCGTCTCCCACCGACGAAGACGATGACGATGCGCCTCGGGACAACGACTGATGGCGGCGCGAGAGATCCACTTCAGCATCGACATCGAGGCGCTGGTCAAAGACGTCGACGAGGCGAGGACAAAGAACAACCCGTCGGTCTACATGGTTGGATACCTGCGCGGCTTCGCAGGAGCGCCGCGAGGAATTGACATCCCCTCGTGCTTCATCGAGACGTTCGAGAGCGCCTACAGGCACGGAGAGCGCGTGGGGAAGGGTCTGGAAGAAGCTCCCGAGTGGGCTCGTAGCGGGGCGTCTTTGACCGAGGTCGCCGATGGCTGATTGTCTTTGCGGACATGCTGAGAGTCAGCATATGGCTTCGGTGGGGCGCTGTATGAGCGGCTTTGGCCTCGACTGCTCTTGTATCGTAGTTCGTCTCTGAAAGCCAAAGGGCGAGCATCTCTGCTCGCCCTCTGACTCGCCGTGCCGGGTGCCGCTTCGCTGGGTGATGACCAAAGCCGCGCTCTTTGCAACGAGAGAAGTCCTACTCGGATCTCGATTCCGTCGTCAAGCTCTTTGAAATACGAAACCCGCCGATGACTGACCATCGACGGGCTCGTGGGGATTTTCGAGGATGTGGTTACTGCATGTATGGTCGCGAGTGAGGTTGCTCTCTCACCGAGCGGTCTTTCACCGCCCTCGCGTCATGGTGTGCTCCGAGTCAGTGGACGTCGATAGAGGGAGCATAGGACGGCCCCGTGTATGTTGTCTAGAATTTCATAACGGCCCTCTTCCCATGTTGCGCGTCGGACAAGTGCAGCGGTGCCGAAGTGGTCGAGCAGGAAGTCGGTCAGCGCCGCGAGTGAGCCATCCTTCTCGCTGCCGTAGTTGAACTTGATGCGGTAGCCGTTGCCGAAGAGTTGGACTCGTTCGAGGCGACGGCGCTGCTTGGCTCGGGCTGACATGGGAGCAAGACTGTAGCAGAACTGCTACCCGTTGGGGCATTGCTTGCGACAGCACTTGCGGCAGAGGCCACTCGGGCAAGTGCTGATGCAGATGGTCAGGCAGGACACGCAGGCCGCGATGGCGAGCTTGTGGAGAACGTGAATCATGCGGCTTCGCGTTCGGTCTTGACCACTTGCAGGATGTGCTCGCGGCAGTGCTCACAAGCTGCCCACAGGGCGTCCGCGCGCGTTGTCCACTTGGCGAGTTCGCTCTCGATGAAAGCGATTCGGCGAGCTGGATGGTTGTGCTTGAGCAGTGTCTTGTGGCTCGCCGTGAGGTTCAGGCCGTGCAGGATGACGAAGTGCATCGCTCGTGCGTAGAACGCATAGGCACCGATCCAGTTGCCTCGTTGCTCTTCCTGCCCGGCTGCACGCAGGGCGAGGGTCGCGCGGATTGGATACGTGAAGCTGGCGAAGAACGACATCACGGCCCACGCGATGTAGTTCATCGTCCACCAGACACGACCCAGAAACGACTTCGGGAGGGCTTCTTCACTCACGAGTTGAGCTTCCCGTTGCCGTCGTCCTCGGGCTCTTCGTCGGGTCCGCGGTGGTCGTCGTTCTCGTCTTCGTCCTCGCCGGGACGCGTGACGTGCGGGATCTGCGTCGGTCGTGCTGGGAGCAACGAAAGGTTGGATCGTCCTGTTGGTGGTGGTGGTGTGGGTTGCTCGATTTTGACTTCGGGGTAGCCGTGGTGCATGGGGCAGCCAACCCGCGGTTCTTCGCCCGTTGGCGAAAATTCCTCACGCTGCAACCACGCGGCACGGTTCTTCAGCCCGCTAGGTACATTGTCGCCGGGACATCGCAGGCTGGAAAACAAGCCGTCTTGCAGTTGCCAGTAATGGAAGCACGCCTTGGTCTTGCTGTTGAAAAAATCGCAGCGCCGCACACCATCAGGCCCGGCAAACTTGCGCGTGGTTGTCCAATGATTGCTCTTGGGAACGACCGGCAGGACCGCCCGCGGGATAGCATCATTTGGGGCGGGTGCATGCTTCGTGTGAGCTGTATTGGTGTCGTTGGCGTTGGCTTCTGGCGGCGCGGCAGCGGCGTTGACGTTGGCTGTTGGCGGTGCTTCTGTCGTGGGTGTATTGGCTTCGGTAGGGGCCTCATCACACCACATTTCCAGACGTTTCATCTCCGAGATGAGGGTAGCCAGAGGCAAGTCGAGGTAGTTGGCGACTTGGTCATTGGCGTAAGCGTCATCGAAGATGTGGTAGGCAGCGTTGATCAGCTTGATCTTCAGCTCGTCGTTGGTTGCTACCCACTCAGCCACGAGGCTCCTCCTGCGATGATGTGGGGTCGGGGATGGTCGTGCGTTCGAGTGCGACGATGACGAGGTACGTTCCGAGCGGCGTCAGTACGAGGCCGAAGAGCGCCCCGAGGATCGCGCGCTCGATGGTCGTGTGGTTGGTGATGTGTGGCTCGATCGGGCTCACGTAGAGCGCGACGAGCGCTCCGAGCCACCAACCGCTGCACGCTGGGCATCTGGCAAGTCGGTCGAGGAACGCCGGATAGCGCTTCCAGATCGGCTCGGTGATGGCAGCTCGGCACGTCAGGTAATAGATTGCTGTGCAGAGAGCCGTGAACGTGACGAGAGCGAGCATGAGCTACTCGACCTTGCCGATGGCGTCGTTGAAGTCGTCGATGACCGCGGCGAGCTTGGCGGTCGCCTCGGACACGGCGCGTGCCTTCTTCCAGAGCGGCTCAGGCAGCGTGTTGTCGGGACGCGCGGGCGCTTGCCCCTGCTGCACGAGTTGGCGCAGCGCCGCACGCGGCATCGTCTTGCTGCACGCTTCGACCTTGCCGACGAGGTCTTTGGCCGTTTCGAGGAGGGTTGCCATCAGGGTGTCTCCGTGGGTGGTTGGGGGTGCTTCTGCACCGGCTTGCAGCAGTTGGCGAACGTGTAGCCGAAGACACGGCCCTTCTCGCAGATGCAGGGCGCGTTGTCAGGGATCTTGGCGAGTCCCCCGGCCTTGAGGATCTCGCGCATCTTGGCCTTCCAGTCGAAGGGACGGATGTTGACGAGGACCGTGCCCTCTTTCCAGTGTTCACACGGCCCCGGAACCGGACCGAGCCCGGCGCGACGGTCGGTGAGGCCGACGACACCCAGCTCGCACAGACCCCAATCCCATGCCTTCACCTGCGGCGCGCGGTCGTGCAAGAGGCGCATGATGTCGCCGACCTCGTCGACGACGGTCTGGACCTTCGCGCCGTCAGGAATGTCGAAGCTCTCCTTGGTGCCTTCGCGCGTGTGGACGACCATCTTGCGTCCAGTCTGCACGCGCTCGCCGTACTTGAAGCCGCGTTTTTGCCCGTTGCCATGGCTCGACATGAAGGCCAATTCAGCCATCAGCTCGTTCGGTTCATCGACGAAGAACCTGCAAGTGCCACAGATCCCATTCGGGGGTACGCCGGGAGGGAGGGTGAGTTCACGAACGGGCATATTGGCCTTGTACTGGTTGCGCCTGATGATGGTCAAGCCCTATGTGTTGGGTATGTTGGGTATGGCTTGACGAGGATGAGACGCAGGCAGTAAGACACTCATCAATGTCCAACGCCAAGCAGACACCCAACCCCGCCAATACCGGCCCCAAGAACATCGACGTAGCACGCCTCGCGCTCCTCAAGGAGCCGTTGCAAGTCGTACAGTTCGTGCGGCAGGGGCGTGACGGGCAGAACAAGGCGTTGAACGAGGTGGTTCCTGCGCTGATCGATCCCAACACCGGCCTTCTGCGCGTTTGGACGGTCGCCGCCGCCGTTGCTTTCGCCTCGGGTGAGATGCCCGAGTTGCTCGGTGGGGGCAACTTCCATGTGACCTTTGTTGATTCCAGTGGGACTTCGGTGTCAGGAGACATCTTCTTCCCCGGTCCTCATCGTCAGTACGGCGGCGTTCCGGTCGGCCCCCAGCAGCAGCCCTTCAACCATGCGTATCCGCCTCCTCCGGGGTACACGCCGCCGTTCGGAGCAGCACCGCCGCCGCCTCCTGCTCCTGAAGTCCCGTGGTGGCAGCGAATTGGCTATCAGCAAGCTCAGCAGCAACAGCAACAGCATCAGGCGCAGCAGCAATATCAGCAGCCGTACTACTACAACGGCCAGCCGCAGCAGCCTTGGTACTATCCCAACGGCCAGCCGTGTGGTCCCGGCACGCCCGGCGCAGCGCCGAGTCCGAACATGGGCGGCTTCGGTCAGCAGCCTCCCTACGGAAATGGATTCCAGCCGTCACCCCCGATGGGGAATTGGGGCCAGCAGCCGTTCTACACGCAGCCGCAGTTGGCGGCTCCCGGCGATTCCAAGGCCGAGTTGCTCGAAAAGCAGATTGCTGCCTTGCGGGAAGATGCCATTCGCAGGCAGGCCAACGAGGGCCTCGATCGGCTTCTGAACTTGGTGACGCAGAACAAAGCCGACACCGACACCAAGTTCAATCAGATGTTGGAGCAGCTTCGTCAGGCGCAGGCAGGGCCTCGTAACGGCGAGAGTGAGTCCAACTTCAAGCTCGAATTGGCGAAGCTCGAACAGCGCCATCAGCAGGAGACAGCAGCGCTTGCTGCGCAGCAGCGCGAAGCCGAGTTCCGGCGTGAGCTGGCGCAGATTTCCGCCAATGCCAAAGCGGAGTCCGACAAGATCCAGCAGCAGCTCGCCAGCGCCGATAAGGCTCTCGGCCAGTCAGCGACACAGTCGATGTTCGATCGCATGACCGCCATCCAGAAAGAGACGCAGGACGCGCAGCGCCGCGTCTTCGAGGAAGCACTCAAGCGCGAGCCCGGCATGCTGGAGATGATGAAGCTGTTTAAGCAGCTTCAGGGCGACGATCCCTTCGCCTCCAAGATCAAAGACTACGCCCTCGACCAGCTCTTCAACGGTCCCGCCAACAGCGGAGCACCCTCGACGGCTGCCATGATCGCGCAGCTCGGCGGGACAGCGTTGGAACGTGTGACCGGCGTACTCGGTTCGTACTTCGAGCACAAGACCGCCGAAGAGCGCAGCAAGGCGCAGAAGGAGTTGGCGGCTCGCAAGAAAGCCGAAGAGCTGCGTCGGCGGCAGATGGGTGGTGGTGTGCCACAGGCGCAGGTGCCCGCCAATGGTGCAACGCCCGCGGCGGGACTCAATGGTGCTGCCAATGGTGCCAACGGCGCAGCGCATCCTGCTGCGCCTCTGCCGCCTTTGCCCGACGATGACGACGACAACGAGCCGGTTGCTGATGGTCGGACTGCCGAGGATCTTCTCGCCGATGACGAGCGTCCGTACTTCGGCGACTCGTACTCGCAGATCAAGGCGTTGCGCTTGGCGGTCGCTGGCGGGCTGATGAAGCCCGAGCAGGTGGTGAGCGCCGTCGTCGACGCGTTCATGTACTTCCAAGGCTTCAGCGTCAACCTGCCGGTCGTCCACGACATCATGCACGACCCGCGGCGGGCCATCGACAAGTCGCTGCCCGATGCGTCGGGGGCGTATCGAGCCGAGATCCTGCGCATGCTGCCTCCTGCATTGAAAGAAGCTCTCGATGACCTGAAAGAGCAGGCCGAGGAAGAGCAGGAAGGCGACACGAAGTAGTTTCTTCTTGCTGTCCTGTTGCAAGACTGCTACAGGTGTTCGCTATGCCCCTCGATACTCTCGACACCATCAAAGTCCTCGATCACGGCTACGTGAAGCTAATCGCCTCGATGGGGTCAGACGAGGCTATCGTGGAAGCGGCGCGTATGAGTACCGGTCGCGGCTTCGTGTCGTGGAGCGCTTACCATCGCTGCCGAGTCTGCGATCTAGCGGAACCGGAGCGCGCAGACGGCTTGCGAAACTCGTCGTGCTGCATCGGATCGCAGCCTACAGGTAATCCACACGATTGGCAGGAGTTCCCACGCGGCGATCTCGCGATGCTCGATTTTATGTGGAAAAATCGACACGCGACGCCTTTCGAGTTTGGCGAGCTTCATATCGAGGTACAAGCGCCGATCTTCGTGTTCCGCGAATGGCATCGTCACCGGACGCAGAGCTACAACGAGATGTCGGCGCGTTACGTTCCGTTGCCGGATGTCAACTACATCCCGAGCGTCGAGTCTCAAATCCGATTGAAGGCGATCTATGCTGAGGCCGAAACGCTCTACCAGCAGGCGCTCAAGTTGGGTGTGCCGAAGGAGTTGGCCCGTGTTCATCTGCCGGTCGGGCGCTACTCGAAGATGGTCGCCAAGACCGACCTTCGGAATTGGCTCGACTTCCTGACGCTTCGCATGGCTGCTGGCGCGCAGTGGGAGATTCGTTGCTATGCCGAGGCCGTCGCCGAGATCGTCAAGGCGTGTTGGCCGAGGACGTATGCTCTCTTCATGGAGGGCAAATCGTGAGCAAGGAGGAAGCTGTCAATCACCCCTCGTACTATGGTGGCGACACCGTGTACGAGGTCATCAAAGTCATCGAGGCTTGGTCGCTCGGGTTCTGTCTCGGCAGTGCCGTCAAGTACATCGCGCGCGCCGGGAAGAAGAATCCAGCGAAGGAGCTTGAAGACCTCCAGAAAGCCCGCTTCTATCTCGATCGGGAGATCGCACGTCTCGAAAAGAAAGCGATTCCGTAGATGCCTGCGTTGAACATCAGCCGCATGTGGCTTATGGAATTGCGTGAGCGTCTCGATCCTCAGATTGTCTACGAGGTCGAGCGGCTTCGTGACATTCACGATCCCAAGCTCGCGTCGAGTGACCATTCGATGTCTGTTGAGCAACACGAGCTATTCGCTCGTGTAGTGGCAGCGCTCGCCGTGCTCGATCAGGTTTGCGAAGAGTTCCTGACGGTCGTCACGCCCGAGATGGCGAAGGCGGCGGCGGGCGGGCGCAAGGACGGCGATCCTGCGCCGCAGCGCAATCACACCGTCATGGTCGCTCCGGTGCTCGCGCCTTCTGTGGCGACGGAAGACGAGCCATTCGAGACAACGCGCGTTGGTGGCATTGAAGTCAGACGACCACGAGGCAAGCGATGAGCGGATCGAACGGACACGACATTGGCAGGAACCAACCCTGCCACTGCGGCAGTGGCCTCAAGTTCAAGCGCTGTCACGGCGCGCAGCAACCGAGCATGACCAAGCCCGAGCCCTGCGTGGTCGGCAAGGGCATGGGCGTCGAGTGCAAGAAGCCCGCTCCCGAGGCGCAGGTGTGCAAGCTCTGTCACGCGCGGTTTCCCTACTGCGCCGATCACGAAGGGGACCTCGGGACGATCGTCACCGGGCACATGATCTGCGACCACCCCGAGCTTGTTCCCTTCGAGGTCGCCAAGATGGCGCAGGACCGCAAGCTCGTCGCAGCGATCCAGCAGCGCGCGAAAGAAGATCCGAAGCAGTGGAAGAAGCTCGCTGACGCGCTGACCGCCGAGCTGGCGAAGCCGGTCACGCACTGATGGCGCGCGCACCCAAGGTCGGTGTCTACGAGGCGAGGTTCATGCGCTTCATGGACGGCAGCGTCAGGTGGTCCTTCACGCTCGCCTGCGGGCATCAGGCTGGTGCAGAGGCCGAGGAGTTCACGGTCGGGCGTGGTAAAGACAAGCAGCTTGTCGTCGAAGCACCGCCCAAGAAGTTCTACTGCCGCATGTGCCCGAGGATTGGGTGACAGCACACCATTGCCATGCGACCGGGTGCGAGGTGGTTGTTCCTCCCGCGATGTTCTCGTGTCACAGGCATTGGTGCATGGTTCCGAAGTCGATTCGAGATCGCATCTGGGCGCATTATCGAGCTGGGCAATGCGACGACTGGAACCCGAGCACGGCATACTGTGAGGCTGCGCGCGATGCAGTGATCGCTATTGCCCAACGTGAGGGCAAGGTGCCTGATACGAAGGTCTACGATTTCTTCTTGCGGAGGGAGAAGTCAGACTTGGACGCGACGGCGTTACGGTTGCTCGACGAGGGCTAGTAGCTCCACCACGCCGAGGGATCGCGCGACGCGCGCGGGCCATTCAATCCCGTCGGGATGCCACCGGACGGCATCATCTGCGCACCGCCCTCGGGCGGCATCCGCATGCCCATCCACGCGGGCATCTTGATCTTGCCGCGTGTGAGCGCGTTCATGTCGAGGGCGGGCTTGCTGCCCGGATAGCGGTCGATCGCCACGCCGTAGCGCTGGCGGTTCAGCTCCATCGACAGGTAGTCGACCGGGTAGCCGAGGCCGCTGCCCTGCACGTTGTCCTGCGCGGCCTGCACGGGCGATCCGCCGCCGTGCTGCATGAAGCCGTAGTGCGCCGCGCGAGCCTGCGCGTGGTGTGCCGCGTGCGCCGCGCCGTGGTGATGGAGGTGACGCGCCATGTTCGCCATGGCCTCTCGCGCCGCGCTCTGCGCGTAGCCCGCGTCGGCCTGCGTATAGCCCGCGCGCTGCGCCTGCGCGTGCAGCCCCGGAGGACGACGATTGCGCATCCACGGCTTGATCGGGTACTGCCGGTTCATGGCGGGCGTCGAGGTGCCGCCTTCATCGGCGGTGAAGATGCCGGGATTGGTCAGCGGCGGGCGCATGCCGGGGTAGCCGCTCGTGCCCTGCTGGACGCGCGCGAGCGCGTCCTGCTGGTCGCCGTAGGCGTCGCCGAGGGCTCCGTGCATGCCGTGGTGACGACCGTGCTTGCCCTTGCCGTGTTTGCTGCCACGCCCACCACCGCCACCTGCACGACGCTGCGCGAGCGCCTGCGACGCCGGGACGCACGAGAGGCCCGACTGGACGTAGCCGGGCGGGCACGTCCCGTTCGGCCCGAGCGGGTAGCTGCCGCCCGGAGGCGGGTAGCCGCCATAAGCGGGCGGGGGAGCGACGCCGTAGCCGGGAGCGCCGTAGCCTGCGGGCGGGAACATGCCCGGCTGCGCGAGGCCCATGGACTGCCCGTTGCGGAACATCTGCACCTGCCCGAACTGCGAGGCGTTGGCGAAGCCCGCGGCGTTGCAGCGGTGCTTGGTGCCGTTCGCCGCGAGCAGGTAGCAAGGCGTCTGCTGCCCCGTGCCGCCGTTGTTGAAGAGGCCACCTGCGCCGCCCGAGCTGTTGAAGAGCCCGCCCGCGCCTCCGCTCGTGATCCCGGCGACCTTGTCCTTGATGCCGAGCGGGTCGGGTAGCATCTTGGTGATGCCGATCGGGTCGAGGATGTCGGTGATGCCTTTGCCGAGGAAGATGTTGGCCGGGTCGTACTGGCGGTGGTTGCCGTTGCGCGACCCGAAGTCAGCGAGGATTGCAGTCATGGGCTTCTTTCTCCTGTCGATGATTGGGCTCGCGTCGCCCGCCTTGCCAGTGTATCAGAGGTTCAAGAATTTCGTCAGCCTCGAAGGCCACACGCACGATGTCGGCGCTCGATGCGAAGGCGTCGGCGGCTACAGAGAGGCATTGCGCTTTGGTCTGTGCTGCGGTGCTGTGCGGCGAGAAGAGCGCGTGTGCTGCTGCACTCAGACTTGCCGCATGCCACGCAGCGGGCCGTGTCGCCGCCTCAGCCCACTTGACGGCAGGCGATCGGACACTGCCATCATCGGGCAACCACGCGCGCTCGGCGTCGCCGATCGCGCAGAGCGTCGCTGCAACACTTGCGGCAGCAGCCCCCATGGCGGGGGCGATCTTGTCGAGGTCGCGCTTGGCGCTCAGCGCGAGCTGGAGCGCGTGTCGCAGTGACGACTTGTCTTTCTGGACCGCGCCGTCGCTCCACGCGTAGGCGATGGTCAGCGCGTCGTTCAAGCGTTCTTCTTCGGGTGGGAGAACTACGAAAGCTGCTTGCGCGATCGTCACACAGGCACCGATGACTTGCCTGCGGTCGTCCTCGGTCAAACAGAGTCTCGCCGTCAACCAGAGCAACCAGTCGCCACGCTGGCAATGCTTCCAGACGGAGAAGATGTCTTCGTGCTGCGAGGCGAAGGCGACGCCTTCGGAGCAGGAGTGTAGGAGTGCAAGGCGGTTTGACCAGTGCGACGGGTCGGGCATGAACGAGGAAGATAGCGCAGTTAGCGCATGAAGCGGGGACGATTCTGTCGATGGCAGAGATGCACAGCCGCGCCTGCCGCTACCAACGTCCCGAGGCCGATGAAGAGGCCGACGATGAAGCCGCTCCCGCCTCCCGCACCATCACCGAGGCTGATCTGGCGGCTGTAGCCGAGCGCCCCGTGCATGTGTCCGTGTCTTCGATGAATCTTGCCGCGCGTGCGTCCTCCCGGCAGCGGCATGGGCGGAGGCGGCGGGGGTGCGAACGGTTGGTACGGCGCGTTGGACGTGCCACCGGGATTGACGCCGTGGGCCGCGAACGCTGCGTTGATGAGCTGGGCGATCTGCTCGGGCGTGACGTTCGCTCCTGCCTGCGTCGCGGCCTGCGTCAACGTCGCCGCAGCAGCAGCCGGTGCAGGTGGCGGCGCTCCCGTGCCGAGGCCGAGCATCGATCCGAGCGATCCGAAGATGCCGCCGATGTTGCCGAGGGGATTGGTCCCACCACCCGTCGGTGCGCCGCCCTGCGCGTTCATGCCTTTGAGCAACTGGAGGCCGACCGGGATCAGGGCCGTCCACGCAAGAACGTGTGGGAGCAACGTGTGATGTGTGAGCATGGGTCAGAAGGTACGTGGTAACTTGAGGAGGCGTCAAATCGAGAGGGAGGGAGCGCGTCGATGTTGATCCGACTTGGAGAGAATAGTGACTTGCCGTTCGTCGAGCGCGTCTCGCGCGAGGCGTTCGAGAAGTACGGCAATGCCGGGCTGTGCGGCGAGATGTGGGGTCATCGCCTGATTCAGCGCTTCGTCGCGCAGGCGAGCGGCAAGAACCTCGGCTTCGCCATGATGTGCGTTCGAGAAGACCCGAATCACCGAGGCAAGTCGATCGCCGACTTCATGGCGCTGGCGGTGGATACTCGCATTCGTCGACGTGGCGTGGGACGCGAGTTGACTGAGCGCGTGATCGACGCGGCCAAAGTCGCCATGAAAGAGCTGCCGGTCGTGGCTGTCGAAGCCAACTGCGCCGAGGACAACGAGCCGATCCACGCGTTGCTCAAGAGCTTCGGCTTCGAGTGGGTTCGTCGTGGTGAGTACGTCGTCTACCCCAACGGGACTCGCATGCTGACGCTGGCGAAGCCGCTTTGCGAGGTCGCCGAGCGCCGTGCTACCGTGCGTCAAACGGCGTGAAGCTGGAGGCGTCTCGTGGCTCTCGGAAACGTGTTCACCATCGACGGAGCGCCTGATCTCGGGGCGAGTGATTGGCTCCCGTGCGGTGAGTCCGATTGCACCGACGCGCAGAACGCCATCGGCGAGATGAAGGCGGTCTTCATCGACCTCGCTCGCAGCGATCCTTCCAAGGCCAATTCGTTCCGTGGCGATGTCACGGCGATTCTGACTCAGCTTGGGCAAATCAACGTCTGGAACGCGATGCGTTGCTGTCAGATGAAGCAGCTCGGTGAGCAAGCGCAGGCGTTGACGGCGCTCATGGGATCGCGCATTCCTCCCAAGCTCAATACGGCGTCATCGTGGATGAGTGTCGTCAAGTGGGCTCTCGGGCTCGGACTCGTCGGGGCGCTGATCTGGGGTGGCGTGAACGTCTACCGGACCCAGAAGGGCATGCCGCTGCGTGGTTCACGTCGTCGTCGATTGTCCGCTCGGAGGCACGCGTAGCCATGGCCCTCGGAAACGTCTTCACGATTGATGGTCCCTCGAATGGCCCCGGTGGTGGCCCGTTCTGCATTGAATCCGATTGCTTCACGGGTGAAGCCGCCGTGCAGAAGATGCTCGATGTCTTCGGCGTGTTGCAGAAGAACAACAGGCACAAGCCATTCGAGACGATCGTCGAGGCGATTTACTCGCAGTACGAGCAAGCCGAGAAGAGCGTTGAGCGGCATCTGCCCGCGTCGCATATCTGCTGCCTGCTTCTTGACATCGGCAAGAAGGCGGCGTTCGTGACCTCGCAGATGTTCGCTGCGTCTGGTGTTGCGCCGCCGCCGAACTTGCCCCAGCACGTTCCTTCGCATGGCGGCGGATATGGTCCTCCTGTTGGCCCGCCACAAGACGACATGCCTGCGTGGCTGCCGTGGGTCGGCGGCATTGGCATTGCTGGGCTACTTGTCTTGGGGATCGGCTACGCACTCAAGTCACGCAGCGTTTCTGCGATGCATGGTTCGGGGCGCATGCTGACGTCCAACCCTCCGTATCGGAGTCGACGCAAGCGCTCGCGGAGCTACGCGTAGCCCATGCCTCGCAGCGGGATTACAATTCTTGGGGGTAATTACTCGCTCGGGTTTCCCGATACGGGTAGTGCCATGGAGGATCAATGGCAGTGGGAGAAAGAGCGAGACAACGGGCTCGCGTCTCCTATTGTTGGTCGCCGTGTGTGGTGGAACAGTCCGCGTCGTGGAGGACGGCTTGAGGGGCGCGTGCGTGTTGTGTTCATCGACCGCGTCGCAGGAGAAGCACCCAGACTGCGTGCGACGGTTGTTATCGACCGAGAGACGGCATTGCCGACGATCGGCTCTGTCTTCTACGTCGATCCTCATGTGTTGCGACCAATCCCATGACACGAGGGATTACAATTCTTGGGGGTAATTACTCGCTCGGGGAGGCTTCGTCCATGCCGAGCGGTGGGAACATGGCATTGGAGGTTCAGCAGATGTTGCAGTCTGCTGAGCGATTGCCGTCTGATGAGGCACTGCCCGTGCTGATCGAAGCCGTCTACGCGCTTGGTCGGATCGACGGCGATGTCGGCGCAACCCGCTATCCCAACCTGCGCGCCCACGCTCGGGCGCTGACCATTCGCCTTCAGCGCAAGCTGACGTAGAGGACGCCAATGCCCGTCGGCAACATGCGTATGCAGGAGTGGCAGCCCAAGTCCATCGAGGATCGCATCAAGCTGATCCGCAAGATGGTCTACGAGTCCATCCGTGACCCCGCGATCAGTCGCCAGCTCGCGTTGGCGATCACGCACGGTTGTCCGTGGCGGGATTCGATGTGTGAGCTGGAAGCGATCAACCTCTTCATGGCGAAGAACATCCGGTACACGGGTGACATCGCCGGGTATGACACCTACCAGAGTGCCCGCAGGACGTTGCAATTTCGGGGTGGTGACTGCGACGACGGCTTTACACTCATTGCTACCCTCGCCATGGGAAATGGTTTCGGCGTCAAGGGAGCCGTGACAAAGAACGAAGCCAATGGACCCTACGCGCACATCTTCCCGCTGATCGCCTACCCGAAGATGAACCCGGATCGCTGGCTTCCGATCGACTGGACGATCGGCTTCAGCAAGTCCTTCACGCTGCCGCCGCACGCCCCGAGAGCAGGACTCGAATTCGACGGACACCAGATCGTCTACGGCCCGCGCATCATTCAGCCGCAGACGTACATGGGTTGGTAGGGAGGCGTTGTGAGTGAGCACAATCCTCTTGGTGGTAGTCCAGTACAGCATCGACTTCTCTTCGAGGAGAAGGCAGAGCATGCACGCTATGCGCTGAAGTCCGCGCGCGATCCACAGCGCTCGTGCAGTGAACGCTGGACATCGTTGGTGGGCGCTGCTGAGTACGCCGGGGAAGCGTGGGCGCATGCGCTGTCAGCCGGGGAGGGCGCGGAGGCTGTTCGGGATCGAGGCCGCGAGTTGCTGCGCGAGATGCGCAACGCCGAAGACGTAATGAAAGGCGCATGCAGCAAGAGGACAACCAAGCGCAAGCAGAAGCTCCCTGACCTCGGCAAGCCGTGAAGTACGTGCGCGGTTCACCGTCAGGACACTTCGAGATCGGCTTGAAGGGTTGGGCGACGACCCTTTATTCGACCAACATGAAGCAAGTCGAGCATTGGGAGTTGACGCCTGATGCCTGCCTGAAGCGTGGCCGTCGGCAGGAGCTTCCTGATCTCGGTCAAGGACGCCGACGCCGATGACGCTCGAAGAAGCCAAGCGGCTGCGTCACGGTCAGGTCGTCTACCATTGCTTCGCGCGCAATGCTGACGGGACGCCCATGAGGGTCCGTGTTACCGGACAAGTCAAGACGTGGAAACGAGATCCGAGCAAGGTGCGGGTTCCCGTGAAGCGTGGGATGTACGACAGCGGCTACCTTGACAGCTTCTTTCAGCGCAACCTCGATCAGTGGGTTCTCGACGAGGAATGGGCCAAGCGAGGCTGTGCAGGCAAGCAGCCTCGGAAGCAGCAGCTTCCTGATCTTGGTAGAGTCGGTCGCAGAGCCCCACGCCGCCGATGACAAGAACCTTTCGCATACTGAGCATCGTCGTCCCGTTCATCGGGCTGCTCGCTCTTGCCTTCGGCGGGACGTACCTGAGTAGCAAGCCACGTCGCCGTAGGGTGTCTCGTGGACTCGGTGACGGTCGGATGGCGTGGGAGTACAGCGGCGGTGGCTCGGGGCATCCTGATGAACCTGAGTTTGAACGCCCCGAGTATGGCGTTGCTCCTGAATCATCCGACCCGCAGGTGATGTTCGAGTTCTGGGCAAGGCCGGGTCGGGGTGCTCATCGCCGAATTGCAGGTCAGCGACGCTTCGCTCCCGAGCATCGTGAAGCCTTCGAGGCCGCTTACGATGAAGGCTTCGAGGACGCTCGGTTTCTCGTCGGCGAAGAGGCTCTGCGTGTCGCTCGTGAAGAGGCCGCTGACGAGGCATCACCCGATTGCGATGTCTTGATCGATGAAGACGACAGTGACAATCCTTGTCAGCGTGAGATGCGCCGTAAGATCGAACGCGCCGAAGAGCGCGGTTCCGAGATGGAACGAGAGTCGATGTATGAGAGCAACGATTTCTGTTCAAACGACGAGAACACCTGTTGTTCAGACAGCGATCACAAGTGCATCGACAACGATACCTTAGAGAGCGATCTCGTCGAGCAATACAATGAAGGCCACGAAGAGGGCAAAGAAGAAGGCAAAGAAGAAGCCCTCAAAGAGTACGGCGACAAGCGAAACCAGCTTGTAGATCAAATTCAAAGTGCTTTGACTCACGCCAACGGTGGCAACTGTACTGTGGCTGGTTATGCACTTCGCAACGCCGACATCATCTTCAACGACTTCCCTGACGAGCTGATCGAAGACAGCAGGACACTGCCCGCGCTTGCGAAGCGATTGGAGTTCGTGCGCAAGCGGGTGCGGTCGATCTGTCGCTCGCAGAAGATGCCTGAGCTATGAGCGTTTCGTCTCGCTGTGGTAGGTATTGAGGAACCATGCGGCGTGCATACGCGGGCCTCGGCCTTGTCAAGTCTGTTCACAAGGCAGACAACGCCGAGCGCATGATCTCGCTCGCCGAGCAAAGTACACGTAGTGGCGATCGGTCTTGCGACGGTCGGTTCTCGACAGCGACCAAGAATGCACTTGCAGCCGCGATCGGCATGGCGCACGCCGAGAGCGCAGGCGATACCGGGTTGGTTGAGCGCGCGCAACGAGCAATCAACGCCGCTCGCGTCGAAGTCGAAGACCTCTCGCACGGCTGCATTCCTGATCACGATGCCGTCGTCGCAACCAAGCTCGCCGCGACTAGCAAGTTGCGTGAGGCTGTGCATCTTGCTCGCACCGAAGAAGGCTGTCGCGACGGCGTCATGTTGTCCTTCGAGGCCGAGGCGCTCGCACATTCGCTCGCTTGTCTCGGCAGCGGTGACAGCAAGTTCCGCAACCGGGTTGTCAAGTACGCGAATGTGATTCGTCAAGCCTGCCAGCGACGAGAAGAAGCACCAACATCGTCACGCTCTGGGAGCGGCGGCGGGTTGGTTGAGGACTTCGCGCCGCACGAGGGCACGTCGGTTCCGATGGAAGAAGGTGGTCCCGAGCGCGTTCAGACTTACGAAGACCAGCGCGCGCAAGCTCGTGAGAATGCTCGTCGTGAATGGCATCGAGAGAATCCCGGCGAGCCGCTCCCCGGCTACTTGATGACGCGCGAAGAGCAGAACGAGGCTGCTGCACAGCGACTCGAAGAAGAGCGTCTTGCTCGGGAGCGAGCGCACGAAGAGATGCAGCAGCGCGAAGAAGATGCTCACCGGCGCTCACGCATCGAGCAAATCGAACTGGAAGAAGAAGCCCGTGAAGCGCGTGGCGAGCCTCGACAGCCGGGGCGCTTCGAGTACCTTGAAATCGACGGTGCGCTCGGACGTAGCAATCGTCTCGGCGCTGCGCCGCGTAAGACCAAGGCGAAAGCTCTTGCCCGAGAAGCCGCAGAACGCATTTCCGAGCACGGTCCCGGCTCAGGAGCCAAGTGGCATTCACAGGAGGGCAAGCCACTCCTGCGTGAAGCTGACGAGTTCACGCGGATCGCTTTGCGAGCGCTCAATGACGGGCATTGCAAGGCGGCATTGGAGACGATCGAGTTTGCCATCGAGAAGTACGGCAAGGCGTCCGTTCACACGTTCAGCGCGCGGTCGCAGGCCAAAGAGAACGTGCTGTCCGCGACCGAGCAGAAAGTCCTCAACGGCCTCAAGCACGTCAAAGAGACGATCGCCAACTCGTGCTTGATTCATCGCGTCGAGAGTGATTACGGCAATGACGAAGACTTGATCCAACGTGGCATTCGTCGCGTGCGTGCGTATCGTCGAGCAGGCAATCTCTCAAGCCTTTGTCAGAACCTCGATACGAATGCTCATGGCGATATGGGCAATCAACTCTTGCTGCGTGCTGTGCGCCGCGATTGCACCCAAGCCCAAGGCGGTCGGCAGAACTATACCAAAGCCGTCTTGAATACCATTCGTCAGAACCTCGATCGGTGCTTCGCCAAGAGCGCTGCCTCGCCTCGCTATCGTTTGCCGCCGAGGACGCGCATCCAGCTCGTCGCGCTCGAAGCCCTCGAAGAGCAGATCACTCGGTTGGGTGTTGAGGAAGCCGAACATCGTCAAGGAATGACGGCGTTGGAGGAGCGACTTCGCTACGCCAATCTCGATGTCGAGGACATCGACGAGACAGCAGCACAAGAGCGCGTGCGGCGCTTCCACGAGGAAGAAGAGGCCCGCGAGCGTGAGGAAGACCGAGGCCGCTTTTCTCACATCGAGGGCGCACGTCGTCGGCGTGTGCAGCAGCGAGCACCGCAGCGAAGAAGGGGAGCCCGCCGATGAGACGCCGACGATCGCACAACCTTGGATCACTCGCCCCGGCGCACATTGCGCGCGGCAACGCCAGCATTGAAGAGGGCGTCAAGGCCATGGAGCAGGCCCGAGACGCTCTGAAAGACGACCGCTGCGAGGACGCACACAGGTTCACGCGTGTTGCAACCGCTCACGCGTCCATGGCCGCAGCGAACTTCATCGGCGCTGATTCCCCGCGTGGTGTCGAGGCGTCGCAGATGCTTTTGGACAAGGTCAAGGGCATCAGCGAAGGCATTGCCAAACGCTGCCTCTGTGTCCCGCGTGACTCGGCTGCTGACATGCCGACCGAGCAGCGCGAGGGCAGTCGCATCTCTCTGTTGGAGATTGACGAGGACATTCCGCTGCCGCCCCCGCCCAAGCCAAGGCGCAAGAAGAAGCCTGCGCTGACCGGCGCTCGGCGTTATCGCTAGAACTTCCGCTCGCCGAGCGCCCTCAAGTCTTCGAGGGCCTTCTTGATGCGTTCCTCGGCGTCCACGAGCTTGCGGTATAGCTCATGGACGGATTTGACGCCGCCAGCGGAGGTCGGGTTGTAGCGTAACCCTGTGATCCCCGCATCCAGATGAATCATCCAGTGTGCGGGTTCTCGTAGTCCTCGCGTAATACCCTGCACCGCGTCGTACCATGGGTCGATTCGGGCGTACTTGTCAGACACGTCTAGCGCTCCAGCTCGGCAATCAACGCCGTCGCTGTGGCGATGGCCTTGTCGACGCCGTCGTGACGTTCGCGCACACCGTCTTCGAGCTTCGCCTGCAATGCCGTCAGGTAGCCGTCGCAGACGATGCGAATGCGGGTCAGTGCTGCCGTGCTGCGCAGTGGGTGCGACGCGTTGTTGTCGCCCATGGCGAATTGCCAGCTTCCGTGTGCGTTCTTCTCGAAGATCAATTCTTTGTACTCGAAGACCCCTTCGGTGAGCGGGATGCTTGCCCCGAAGCCGTAGGTCTTCTCGAAGATCCCTTCGAGGCGGGCAATCATGGCGTTCAGGTGATCGAGCTTTTTGCCGGTTTCTTCGGCAGATGGTTTTGTCATGGTGTGCAGCCTACAACAAACCTGTTTCACAATGCAATACGCATTGTCACCGTCGATACGGAATCCAATTCGAGCGGCGTCCCGTCGCACAACGTAATACATATCGTGAATCATATCAAGCACTTGCATTTGACACACCAGTCCACACCGCCGTAGCCTTCACCCCATGGCGCAACACGGAATGGCCCGCCTCGCGGTCGATCCCAACGCGGTGCTCCGCACGGGAGTTGTCATCCCGTTCGGACAGCGCGGCATTGCGGCGGTGCAAAGTGGCGCTCTCATCAATGCCATCGCGCACCCCGCACAGGGATTCAACGATCATCCCTACCAGCACCAGCGGTTTACGGGTGCTCCTCCACCGGGAACAGACCCGATGGATGAGACGCTCGGGCCGGGAGATGGCTCCGGTGCGCCGGGATTGCCTCCTCCGCAGGTGATCGGGGTCGATCCGGGCTCCCGTCAGCTCTCGCCGCAGCAGCAGAGCGCGCTTGGTGCATTTGCACAAGCCGTGCAGACGGCGGCGATGAACGGCGCGCTCAGTGGCGGGCTCGGCGACGTGGGCTCCATTCAGGGCAAGTGCCCCGGTGGTGGCTCGGTCGCAGGAGCCATCTGCCGCGCCGCGCAGATCATGCTTCAGGGCCGTCCGGTCGTCGCCAAGTTCGGCGGGCTGACGGTCGTCATCCCGCCGCCCTTCGGCTTCCCGCAGATGATGGAGCGGATCTCGCTCTCGTCTGAAGGTGGCGAAGAGCCGCCCGTGCAGGCACTCGATCCATACAACGGAGGCTCGCCCCTCCCTTTTGAAGAAGGGGGGCTCGGCGCGGCGCGTCGCGGGGCCTCCCGCACGTCCACACGCGTCCGTCAGGGTGGTGGTCACGGCTACGCACGCGGCGCACACGCTGCGCGCGGGCATCACCACGGCATGTCTCGCGCGCAAGCTCACGCGCAAGCGGTCGCCGAAGCACAGGCGCGCGGCTACACGAGCGGCAGTGGTTCTGGCGGTGGCGGAACGACCATTGAATCGACAGTCGGCTCCGACAAGTCGACGGTCGGCACGCCTCCTCCTGTCATTGCCATGCTGCCGATGATGCAGCGCGTGCTGGGACCGAGCTACTTCCAGCAGGCGCACATGAACGACGCGCTCGGCGCAGCACATCGATCACGCAGCAGTCGCGCGCACGGTGGGCACGGCGGGCATGCGCGCAGCACGCATGGTCACGCAGCCCATGGTCGTCACGGTCGCTCGCATGGCGGCGGTGGCGGGCAGACGCTCGCGCAACAGCAGGCCGCAGCAGCGGCAGCGGCAGCGGCAGCGCAACAGCAGTCGGTTGCGACGGCAACGCCGTTCGCACCGCCGCAAGCTGCAATGCCCGCGAGAATCATCAGCGCTCCCCCACCGGGACCGGGTGCAACGGCGAATTCACTCGCGCGCACTCCAGCGACGTGCCCTCCGGGGTTTCGATTGGTCGGCAATCAGTGCATTCAGCACGCCGATCCCATCGACAATACAGCCACTCCGATTTGTCCTCCGGGGTCGATGCTCGTCAACGGCAACCAATGCCAGCCGAGCGCGAGCAGCACGCCCACGGCGAGCGCCTACACCGGCTCGGGTCCGTCGGTGATGTCGACGACGCCGACTGGAGCACCGTGGTCCTCGGTGCCTCCCAACACCGCTACGCCCGGCGCGAGTGGACCCGCAGCCGGGACTGCTCCGACAGCGACGCCGCTGTCCCAGAACCAGAATGTCCCTGCGCCGCAGCAGTCAGGTGGTGGCAGTGGATCGGGTGGTGGGCCTTCGCCGTCCGCTCCGTCCGCTTCGGTCGCTCCATTGCCGGAATCGGGTGATGACGGCTTCGCGCCCGACGAGGATCAAGGCGACTTCGACGACGATACGGATTCGGTTTCCACGGCGGATTTCGATCCGACCGTTGCAGCGGTTCACGGACTCCCGTGGTGAACGGGACATCAACCAGCAGCACAAGAGGAGCACGCAGATGACGACCACGGGACTTCGCAGCATGTACGTCAACGACAGCGACGAGCTGGGCAAGGCGCGTCGGCGCAAGTCGACCAAGAAGTGCCGCTTCGGCAAGGTCAAGGTCGGTCGTCGCAAGGGCCAGTGCCTCAAGCACAAGCGTCGCCGGAAGTAACGGCGCGTCATGCGAGGCAAGCGCGTGTTCACGCTGGGCAGTGACGATGGCTACGGCGGCTCTCCTGAGAGCGGCACGTTCACCATTGACGGGTCCAGAGGCCGTCGGAAGTGCCCCTACGGCAAGGTGAAGAGCGGACCCCGCAAGGGGCAGTGCCGCAAGCGCGCCAAGTCTCGCGTCAGCGGTGGCACCGGGCGCGTCGTGGCGACGTGGACCCGCAAGGGCGGCAAGCGCTGCCGCAACAAGACCACCGGGGCCTTCAAGAAGTGCAGGTAGAGGCACAAGAACGTGAAGCGAAGACGCTGCACACGCACGGACAAGGTGAAGGTCCCTGACGTCGGGGAGTTCATTCGGTGTGCGCAGTGGGACGGTCCACAAGGGCAACCACGGGACGGTGTCGACGGAGCCAACGAGGGCGACGACGAGCACCAACCCGACAACGAAATTGAAGGAGTCCACATGACCCGTTCGATGAAGTTCGACCAGTTCTCGGCCGGTGAGCCCGCCGAGGTCGCCAGCGACGAGCTGGGCGGCCTCTTCGACGGATACGGCTACTACGGCGAGGTGTCCCCCGCGTGGGGCGCGCTCCTCGGCGCGGGCCTCGCGGGCGGTGGCCTCCTCGCCGCCAAGGCGATGCGGCACTCCAGCCCGCGCATCGCGAAGTACGCGGGGTTCATCGCGCTGGCGGCGGGTGGTATCCCGTCGACCATCGCGCTGTTCTTCCGCAAGACCCGCAGCGCCGGATTCCTCGGCCTCGGCCTGACGGCGGTCATCGCCATCACCGAGCTGCTCCGCGGCCACTACATCGAGCCCGAGATGAACGGCGCGCTCGGTGAGTACGCCGCCGAGATGGCGGGCGCGGACCTCCAGATCCTCGGCGAGTCCGCGGACACGGACGCCGTCGCGCAGGCCCTCGTGGCGGGCGCGCTCGGCATGCCGAGCGGCCTTCAGATCATGGGCGGCGGCACGCCCGTGAGCCTCGGGCTCTATCAGGACGAGATGGCGGGCGCGCAGGAGCCCGCCATGAGCCTCTCGCCCTACCAGTCGTAGGCGCGAGGCCGACAAGAACCATCACGAGGAGGCGGGCGTAAAACCCCCGCCTCCTCTACGGACCAAACCGAGCAGTACAAAACGGAGTGAAGAACCATGGGAAACGGATTCGCGGATTCGCAGAACATCGGCACCCTCACGGTGCGCGTCAACGGCATCCCCGGCGAGCTGAAGTTCGGCGAGTGGAAGTGGGATCGCGTGTGGTCGACCATCAGCTACTCCGATGGCGACACGTCGCGCCGTGACTTCTTCGTCGGCCAGATCGGCCAGCAGATCAGCGGCGGCGTCCGCACGCTGACCGACGTCGACACCAACATGCCGCGCGACGGCGTCAACGGCCTCCCGATCGACTGGGAAATCTTCGTGTTCAGCATGCGGACGAAGATCCTCGACGTCGTGGGCTCCAACGACCCCGAGACGCAGCCCTCCAACTCGACGTGGGAGGACTCGGTCAACGCCGACACGCCGAACCGCCGCATGTGGTTCGAGCTGGACCGCAAGTGCATGCTCGACTTCAAGGTCAACAACAAGACCCGCTCGCAGGGCCGCTTCGAGGACTACCCGTCGGCGGGCGGCATCAACGTCGTCACCAACGACGTCGCCGAGACGCTCGCCAACAACGGCATCCCGAGCCCGCGCGACGGCTTCCAGTACGTGATCCCCGTCCACCTGCGCCCGAACGTGTCGTTCAAGGTCGGCTGCCAGCCCGTCGTGGCGCTCCAGCTCACGCAGGCGCAGCAGGTCAACGACGCCGACAACACGACCGTCGAGCCGCAGGTCCAGTTCGAGGGGCTTCTCAAGGTTCCGGTCACCTAAGCAATTCCGCGTACTTACGAGTGCGCGTGGTTGCTGGTGCTGGTGCAAGTTCGGGGAGCGCGGCGCGTGCCGCGCTCCCCTGTAGTTCTTCGTAGTGCATCACCGCTCGGGCGGAACCGACCGTCGTCGAGCGAGGAGCAAGACGCCCATGGCAAAGCCCGTTCGCAAGCCCTCCGACGCCGCCGTCCCCACTGGCAAGCGCCTCTTCCGCTACCCCTTCGCATTCGGCTCGCAGCTCTTCACGAGCGGCGACGGGACGCAGGAGAATTCGGGAGCCGTTGGTGCAGGCGTCACGGCTCCGTTCCCGCTCGATCCGTTCCTCAATGCCCTGTCACGCCCCTTCATCGTCAAGCGCATCAAAGTCTCGATCACACGCGTCGGCGGCGGTGACGAAGTCGATTCCGACTACGCCAACGTCTCGCTGCTCGTCACGGATCTGGTTCGCAACGAAGACCTGACCAAAGACCCGATCGCGTGTGATGGTCTTCTCGACAAGGAACGGCGCGAGTGGATCTTCCACCCCGGCGAGCTGATCCTTCGCGCTCTCGGTGGCGGCGTGCAGTTCCGCGTGCAGGTGCAGGAGGGCGCGATCGGCGCTCCCTACAACATCACGGTCGCCGTCCACGGCTACACGGAAGAGCTGGCCGAGGCCCCCGAGTCGATGTACCCCGAGGAGCGGTAGCCCCAATGAGCCGGATCGCGCGAGGAGATATTCGCGGGCAACTCGGACGCCGCGAATGTGAAGTCTTGCTCGATGAACAAGAGCAAGATTTGCAGCATTATTGCGAAGACAACATGGAGGACGTGGAGCACAAAGCGTGGTTGGAAGGTCACGCAGAGGCCATGCGTGACTGCAATGCTGCTCATGCAAAGGCAGCCGAAGACGCTGCGCGGCGTGCAGCGCACGGCATGAGTGGTGCGCGCCGTCGCCGTCGTAGGCGATAAGCGTCCTTCGTAGTAGTGTAGTCAGGAGACGCTGATGGCGAACCCTCTTCGACGACCCCAAGGGTCTTATCTCGCGCAGGCGCGATCGTTCTTCTTTGATCTGCCGTTGGCGGGCCAGTACTTTGCCGACGGCACGCCTGCTCCGCAGGAGATCCTGACGCCCGAGCAGACGCAGGCGCGAAGCGTGTCGTTCGTCGCGACGATCATCCAGACCAGCACCAAGTTCAACGTGCGGTTGCCGCCTGTCGCGGGTGGGCAGGTGATCCCGCTGGTGTTCATCGGCTTCGATCAGGGCAAGCTGGCGCAGGCGCAGCCCGGCAACGCAACCATGCTGCCGCTCGACGTCGTCGTCACGCTGCCGGTCCCACCGGGCAAACGCATGTACGCCAACTTCCGTGGTGATTCGTCAACGTTGGCGGTCATTCCTTCCGGGTATCAGATTTTGGTGTCTGTGTGGGTGACAGCGCTGCTGGAAGCGACAGCAGATGGTGAGCCTGCGACGAGCAGGATTGTTGATGCGCTCGATGCAGGATTTGACAGGCTCGCGGGGCTGCTTGCCTCGCTGAAGAGCTAAGCGAGGATTCCCGATGGCACAGGCACTCATCCAGCTCACCTACGAAGAGCAAGCCAACACAGCCGATCTCGTCAGCGGGTTCACGACGCCCGCCGCCGAGTACGTTGACGAGTTGAATGGGGCTCCGTTGCCTCCGGGGGCAGCTCGGCGCTACTTCCAGATCGGACAGATCAACACAGCCGGTGGGCTCGTGAGCAATCTCGACGGCGGGCGCTCGGACGGCAATGAGCTGAACGACCGCTTCGCCAACGACACGGCATTGCCGTTCGGCGGCGACGGCGTCACGATGTTTCGTGACTACAAGATTGTCGACGCTGCCGCCTACGACAGCAATGGCCGCTCGCGTCTGTCGGTGCTGATTGCCCACCTTCCGACTGGAAGCGCGTCAGGCACGGCGCTGAAGAACATTCGCGTTCTTCAGTTCGACGAGCTGTGGTTCTTCGACACAACCTCGGGGCTCTTCTTGCCTTACCTGTCTGTCGAAGAGCAGAACCTTCCGATCGACCAGCGGACGGAGATCAACCAGTTCTTGAATCAGGCGTCTTTGCAAACTTCCGTCAATCGCCCTGCGGAAGTGCTCGCCTACGGCGTCGAAGACGTTGCCGCCATCAACATCAAGCTCGGGCGTCTCACACAAGCGATCGGCGGCACGAACTTCTACATCATCAAAATCCTCGCACACGCTGTCGCCGGGCGTACACGCTACACCGTGATCTGGGGTGTGAATGCCGCCGATCCGCTCGATCGCGTCATCGTCTGATTTCCTACTCGCGGCAGCCACACACAAAGCGTCCGTTCGTTGGTGGAAGCAAAGTACCATGCGGCAACTGGTTGCCGTCTGCCGTTGTGCATTTGCCGTTGGTGATGACCTCGAATGGCGTGCCGTTGCTTGATGTTGTTGCTGTCGCCGCGAACGCCATCGTAGCAATGCCACAACCATCGTGGGCACTGTGCAGCGCATCGAGCCCTCCGTAGGAAGAACACACATCGTCACACGCTTCGCCGACGTTCCCTTCGCGCCAGCAAACACCGAAGTTGTATTGCCCTCCGGTTGTCGCGCAGGCAGCGCGCAGCGTTAGCAGGTTCGGTGGTGTCATGTCAGGAGGAGTTGGATTGCTTGAGCCATCCGGCGTCATGTCGATCGAAGTAACGGGTAGCGCGTCCGCTCCAGAAACGAGATCCGGCGCTGTTACCACGCCGCCATCGACGGTCGGGCATGCCGTTGGCTCGCAGACGCACGTCGGCGTGCCGGTGCTCGTGATGTCTCCGGTGCAGCCGATGAGTGAAGCGAAGAGCAAGATGTAAAGGCGCATGACGTGTTTCCTCCTGTTGCAGTTCTACCACAAAGAGCTTGCAATCTCCCGTGCGGTCTGTCACGGTCTTGTCTTCGCGGCTGCCCGAGGGGTAAAGGCTACTCCCCCCGGTCTGAACCCTCGGGCGGCTGCCCTTCTTGTGGTAGGCTCGCTACACAATGCAAGCTGGATACGTCCTCCCGTTCATCGCTCGCGGTCGTGAGTTGGTGAACCACGCGTACCGACGCATCGTCAACCTCGCGGCCAACGGTGGTGTGCCTTGCGTCGTGCTCGATAGCTATCGCCTCCTGCGCATGAAGCAGAGTGAGCTGGAGGCGATCATTCGAGACGCCGCGAAGGCGGCAGGCATCATGGTCCCCGAGGACGCCCCGAGGTCGCTCGGGATGTTCGGTGGCTGCTCGCCGGGGGACGACGAGGTCAACTTCACGCCCGAAGCCATCATGCACGGGCGCGCGTACATCGCGGGCGTCGACAAGCGAGCCCACGTCACCGACAACGTGCTCAGAGAGCTGTGGCGTGAGAACGCGTTTGTGCCGCTCGGCGTCACGAGCGACAACAAGCCCTTCGGCGTCAAGGCCCGCGACCAGTTCAAGTTCTTGCTCGACCAGCTCGCTCCGTTCGCGCGCGCCGGGACGCGGGAGACGAGCCCCTCGCCGCACAACCTGAGCCTGCTCAGGCTGATCTACTACTGTGGTGGCACGGCATGGCCGATCTCCGAGGGCGAGAAGCTCCGTATGCTCGACGTGCCGCTCGACCAGCAGGCCCCCAAGGTCGTCTTCGCCGAGGCCAATGCCCTCGACGAGATCCTCGATGATTTTTTCTCGTCACGAGGCTTGAACGACGCCGGGGAACCGAGCGGAGACGTCGAAGATTCAAAGTCCAAGTGGCTCTGGATCGGCGGCGGCGTGACGACGGCATTGACTGTCGGCGTGGGTGTGGCGACGTGGTACTTCGGTCGCAAGGATCAGCGCGAGCAATCATCCCGCCGCGAGATGTTCGATCCGCGCGAACGCGACGCAGGCTACGGCGACGACGACGGCTACGACGACGAACCGCGCATGCTCATGGCTCCTCCCAAGAAGCGCCGCAAGAAGCGCAAGGCGCGCGTCATCAAGGCTCCCGTCGACGCCGAGACGGGCCTGACGCCGATCGAGTCCTCGATTGTCCAGCAGCAGGGCGATATACTCGAAGACGCTGACGAAGGAAGCTGAGACGGTTCGTAGCAGGCGCGTGCCGCTTGCCAGAGAGGATTGAGAAGATGGCATCGACAGGAGCGAAAGTCGGAATCGGTCTTGGCATCGTCGGCGCGCTGATCGCTGCTGGTGCGGGCATTGCTGCTGCTGTGAGCAGCGACAAGTCGAATGGATCGCGAGGTCCACAGCAACCGTTGCGTGGCTCGCGCGAGATGCGCGGCCTCGACTTCTCACGCGTCGCGGGGCGCAAGCTCGGCGGGTGTGGCTGCGGACGGTGACGTTTCCCCTTCCGGCCTTCGGGAGCATCGACGCAACCCGCGTCGGCAGCAAGCTCTACATGGGGAGTGCTCCCCACAACCCAACCATCGGCGCGCACGGCTTTCACGTAGTTGTTCTCTGCGCCATGGAATACCAGCCCGACCACCGCATGTTCCCCGGCGTGCAGGTAGTCCGTGTGCCACTCGACGATTGTCAGATCACCGTCGACATCGCCAATCGAGGCTTGCAAGCTGCTGCACACGTCGCCGCCTGCGTTCGCGGCGGGAAACGAGTTCTGGTGACGTGTGCTCAAGGCCGCAATCGGAGCGGCCTCGTGGCTGGGTTGGCAATGGTCCTCAACGGCAAGCCCGGTGAGGATGCTGTACGAGACATCCAGCTCGTGCGCCCGCACGCCCTGACCAACACGACCTACGCCGACTTCGTGAAGTACTACCGGAACAGCGCGCGTTCGACAAGAGCCGCGTCGGCGTGAGAGGGTAGAGGCATCATGCTTGCTCAAACACGCGTTCGGACGTCTTTGCTCACGCGTCCTTCCTACGACGCTGCTGCGCTGGTGGTCGATGGCGGCGTAACGTTGGACCTCGGCGAAACCGTGACGGGAGGTCCGTCCCGCGACCCCAAGACTGGACGCACGATTGAGTGGGTGCGTGTCTTCATTCCGGCTGGAACACGCGTCTTCAAGTTCTTGCGTCCCAACGTCGCACAGCAGCCGACACGGCTGCGCAGCGGCATCCTGCGTACCCCGCCGACGGTTGCGAACTTTCGGCTCGTGCCAGCGGCAGGGCCTTCCCCCGGAACTGAATTCTGGACGTCGAGGACCAACCTCGTCTTCGATGGCGACAACAATGTCTCGACGACGCCGCCACCCCCGCCTCCTCCCGAGCCTTACACGCCGCCGCCCCCGCCACCACGCCTCGGTGTGGCAGCCGCGCTCTTCATCGCGCTGGGAGGCGGTGTGCTCGCCTATGCGTTCACCCGCGCGTCTGTGTCCTCCTCGTCGCCGACGCGGCTCTAGGAGCTTCGCATGCCTCCGATCGCAGTGCCGCCGTCCATCTGGGAGTCCGCTGGCTCGATTGTCCTTCAGCAAGGCATCGTCGGTGTCATCCTGCTCGCCATGGGCTACGCCGTGTACCTGCTCTACAAGCGGCAGAATCAGCTCAACGACGCGACTGCCACGGCGACCAAGGCCGCAGCCGATGCGCGAATTGAGGACTACAAGGCGGTGATCAAAGAATATCAGGCGGCGCTCGCCGACAACACCAACAGCCTCGTGACCCTCGTGCAGCACCTCGACAACGGCAGGCCCGTTGCAGTGTTCAAGGCGAGGGAGGAGAAGGAGTAGTCCCATGGACAGTCCAATCACGGGCAATGTTGCTGTCGATGTACGCGGATCAAGGCTCGAAAATGCTGCGGCGCATCGGATGCTGCGTGCAGCCGTTGCGTCACCGAGTGGGAAGCGTTTGCTCGTGGCGATGCTCGACAAGGAACGTGCGCGTCGCGTCGTCAAGCGACTCGTCGACGCCGACCTCTTCACGTCGTACATGCTCGTCTGTGACGAGGACAGCATCCGCGAGGTGCTCGCCAAGAGCGGCGGCGCGGCGTTTGATCTCGTCGTGACTGACGACGTCCTGCACCCCACCTGCGCCGTTCATCTGACCAACGGCAGTCGTGGTCGTCTCATGCTGATTGGTGACGACGGCACCGCCGTCCAGCTCGCGCAGATGCTCCTCGACACCGCGCACTGATGGTGCTCTTGCTGTAGGATGGCTCTCGGTGTGTCGATGCGCCCTTCACAAGTTCCCGCGTGGCCGGTCCTTCTTCTTGGGGCCGGGCTCGCGTTCATTGGCATCGAGCGACTCGCGCGCGGTGCGGTTCGTCAGCCGCCACGCCGACGTCCTGAGATACCGCTGCCGCCTGTGCAGACGGAACCGCCGATCGCACCTACGCATGGTCCCGTCGAAGCGAATGCAGCCAACGCCGAGGCCCTCGCACACGTAATCGCCAGTGAGGCGGGTGCGAAGGGGTCTGAGCTGGAGAGGCTCTGGGTCGCGCACACGGCTGTCAACCGGGCCGCGGCTGCTTTTGGTGGCGATTTGCACCGGATGGAATTCCCGTGGCGTGAGCAGAGTGGTAGCAATCCCCCGTTCGCATCGAGCAAGCCGCCAAGCGTCGCCGATCGCTTGCTGGCGATGGCTGTGCTGCAAAGCAGCAACGATCCGACGGGCGGCGCGACCTCGTTCTTCGCTCCCGGCGAGCAGGACGACTTCGTGGAGTACGGACGGTTGTTTCGCGCCGCGCACCCCGAGTACACGAAGGCATATCGCAAGGCGCATCCCGGTGTGCAGCCGCCTGTGATGTGGGGTCCGCAGAAGGGAACGACCAAGTTGCTCAACTACGGGCGCTTCTGGAACTACAACAAGTCGCTCGCGCAAGTGCGTGCTGATTGGACTCGCGGTGGTGAAGTCCGCGTCGCCAACGTCGGTCGGTTCGAGTTCTACCGGAAGGCGGTGTAGGCAATGGCTCGCAATCGCTTCAGGCTTCTCGAACACGACGCCGCCGATGAGTCGAACGTCAAGCTCAAGCCGGGAGCTTGTGGCTGTACGTTGCGCGTTGGTGGCGTGTCGCGCGGCGAGGACAGCTTTCCGTTCTCGCCGCAGGGATGGCACGACGCTCGTGAACGCGCGAGGGCGATGGCTCAGGTCGGACTGTCCATGGTCGATGTCGTCTGCGATGACGGGCGCATGCCTTTGTACCAATGCTCCGAGTACAAGCACGCCGATGGCAACTACTACGTGTCTTGCAACATCGAGGGCTTCTCAGGACGACCGCAAGGGCCATTGGCCGCAGCACGCCGACGAGGGAGGAAACGGCGATGAGCGCTCGTCGCTTTCACGAGGCGGCTACGCAGATCGAGCGCGACTACGGCGACGTGATGAACGTCATCGTTCGGCATGGCGCTGGCGATGGCGGTCTGATTGTCATGGAGGACGCCGAGCAGGTGTGTGTCATGCGCTATGGCGCTGACGGTTTGCTGCTTGCTGTCGATCCGCCTGTCTTCAAGGGTGGTGCGTAATGCCCATCTGCATGTACGGGGCATTGGGTGACGCACTGTCAGCACCCGTCGCCACCAACCCGTTCGATCTTGAAATCGAAGCGCTCGCGCATGTGTTGCAAAGCGAAGCCGGGAACTATAGCGAGGCTGAGCGATTGGCGGTTGGCTGGGTCGTCAGGAACAGAGCCCGCAAGTCGCACACGACGATCTACGCGATGGAGTTCCCGTGGCGAGAGCAGCACGGCGGATCGCCGCCGTTCGCGTCGATTCAGACGCCTGTTGCTCGGGATTACCACCTTGCGAAACGAATTCTGCAATCGCCGCTGAAGGACGATCCGACAGGCGCGGCGACTTCGTACTTCGAGCCTGACCAGCAGGACAAAGCTGCCAAGCTCGGAGCAATCTATAGAGCAAATCGTAAGACGCGCCCGGAGCTAAAGCGTTTCGCGCCCTACCACGACGACGCTGACACGATTCGTTCTCGGTGGCAGGCTCGCGGCGAGAGGCCGCTGGCAACGGTTGGTCGCTTCGAGCTGTGGCATACGCCGCGAGCAGCCTAGCTCTGTAAAGAGAGGTTATCGTGGTTTCCGTCGAGACTTCACGTCGTCGGCGCGCAGCCCGACGCGTTTCGCTTCGGCACGGGCAGCCTCGATTGCCTGTTCTTCAAGCCGCTTCATTTCAGCCTGCCACGGCTTGAGATGATTCGCGTAAGGCATCGCTGCGAGACGGTGCTTGAGATCGTTGTCCATCGCAGCTTCAGTGCAAATGTCCGTTCCCGGTATCCGCACGGTCATGTACCCTCGGCCAGAGTGTTCAACGCCGTGCTGCACGAGCCATCGGCGTGTCACCGCGAGCCGCGTGACGAAGCTCTGTCATGTCAAAATCCTCGACGCCCGCCCGTCGGAAGTCTCGCAAGGTGAGCCCGTCAGCAACCATGAGACTGCATACAGTCGACGACTCATTACAGAGTCGCTGCATCGCAGCAAGGGCCGCAGCATAGCCTCGCAGCCACGACTTGTGCGTCGGTGTCTCTGTCGAGGCTACGCTTCGGAACCTCGTGCATTCGATCCCGCAATGAACGCAGGTGCCAAGGCCGTTCTTGTGGTTGGTCTTGAGACAACCGCAGTCGGCGCATGCCACAGCGGACAGCCGCTCGCTATTCTTCATCTTCGATCTCTTCGTAGGCGATGCATTCACACTCGACACAGGCCGTCGAGCCGGGATTCTCTTTGTCACCGCCGTGATCTTCGGGAGCATGGCCGCAGGTACAAGCATTCATTCCGGCGCTCATGCGTTCTCCTTGGTGACGCCAAGCGCCCGCGCTACAGCCTGCGCACGCTGGTCCGCTTCGTCGATGCAGTGGCGCGTGCCTCGGGCGAGGCTTCGCATCCGTCCGCGAAGCGCGTCG